CAGTACAACTACTCCCTGAAAGTGACCCAATGCACCAAGTATCAGTCCGTCCCAGCTACCTGCAAGAAGGTTGAGCGCCATGGTCCGATCTTTGACACCTTTGTAAACACTGAGTGTAATTAACCCTCAATCCCATAGGGGCTTTACTTTAATTACAAGAACCCTTATAATTACTGTATTGATTAGGAGAAAACAAATGGCTGCAAAGATGACTTACTCGGATGTCCGTACCCTGCAAGACTCTATCCCAAAGAGTGGTATGCAAGGTCACTATGTACTGGGTGCTTATGAAGTGATGTTCGCCGACCTCGTGGCTGACCTTCCCAAGCATAAGCAAGTAGAGTATCGCTCTGCTATGGAACGACTCGCCGAACGTGCCCGTCAAATTAACCCTTGACTTTAATTACAAATCCTGGTATAATAACTGTATAGATTGGAGAAAAGTATGCGTGGTTCTATCCGTGTTGGTGTTGGTTTCCTGTTGGCGTTCGGTGCAGTTGGTGGTCTGGAGAACACTATGAACAGTGAAGTGATGGCGCTGGTGAGTCTGTGTGCCATTGCTGCTGCTGGTCTCGGACTTATGTACAGTGGCGTGAGTGCTATGCGGGAAGTCTAATTGCTCCGTGCGCCCTATGGGCGTGTCGGTATGGGAAGTCCCAAAAGTGGAGTATAATTGGGGGCGTCTCGGTATGCCCGTGGCGGTATGCGCATCGGTAAAAATAGATTTCAGGGTCCCCTTTTTCGATACCCAAACACGACCTAAACTCCCCCCATCATATTATTCTCTCTCAACACAATCTCAAAAATACTTGGCACTTTTCAAAGTGTTTTCTTTAAAAAATTTCCCGCAGAAAAAATTTCACGTAAAAGGTTCATCATGCGTAACTTGGTTATTTCCCGTATTACTGAAGTGCTATTAGAAGCACCCGATCTTCAAGACGAATTGGATATTTCCCCCGAGGAATTAAACAACTTATCCAACGAAGAACTCTTGGATTTGTTTGAAGAAATTTTCGGATTTGGGGGATAATATGCTTTTACTCAATATGTTTATTTGTATACTCTGTGCCTATATGGCGGGAGCTTTGAAGTGTTCAATTGATATTGATAAGCTAGATAATTACCCTATTGCTTGGTACAGGTATGCTATGGTGGTTTGTAACCTATTGGCTTCTGTGTTCAATATGATTGTAGTTGTTGGAGCGACGAAATGAACCAACGAATTCGAGAACTTTATTTACAGGCTGTTGAATATTCAAACAGTCAAATGACATTTGGCGACACACGTGAGTTTTTTGCTGAAAAGTTCGCTCAGTTGCTTGTGCTGGATTGTGCCAGTGTCAATTATAATAGTCCATTTCAAGACGGTGAATTTCACGCAAGAGAAGTATTAGAACATTTCGGAGTTGAAGAATGATTCACTTTGATTTTATTGTGGAAGATGTTGACGCTGAAAATCTCATGTGGGCTATCCGTGAATCAGCATTGCGTAATGATGAAGCCATTATGGACTACGAGGCTCGAACAGACTTAACACAAGAACAGAAAGATTCGTATATTGACTGGCTTAAAGCCAATAAAGCATATATGTTGGGCTTGATTGAAAAAATGACTAACACACGGGTAGAAGAATGAATAACATATTCCATAAACTTGCCAATGACGCTTGGATAGATGTTCCTGAAGGTCAAGGGTACGGTGGTAAGATTTTCAGTAAAGAGAAGTTCGCCGAGTTGATTGTTCGAGAATGTGCTCGGGTTGCGTCTAATCAAGTAATGGATGTTGAAGGTAATGACTGGGGTGTTAGACACGCAGTAGAAAAACATTTCGGAGTTAAAGAATGAATTATTTGTATTGGATTGGTTTATTGATGTATCTTGCAGCTGGAGCCATGCTTCATGATGTACCGTTTTTAAGGTTTATCTCAGCCATGATTCTAGTTTCAGCTGGAACGATCTTTGCGATTCTGGGAAAAGCAGCATGAGTTATCGTAATTACTATTGGAACAAGTTCAAAGAACAGTTTGAGCTTACTTGGAAGATTCTTTGGCACGGTGTCATTCGCAACGAGGGTCATCATAGCAAATGGGGTCGGGGTTGGTTCTACGGGAAGAAGAAATGAAAGATTCTACTATTGGCGGGATTATCCTTGGATATTTTCTAGCATTTATTTTAACGTTTGGGCATGCTTATCGTAGTATTCCCGAAGTTGAGCAGCGAGAGTATGCAGGGCAGGTTTATACTGTACACAACGGAGTAGGTGTAAAAGCAACGGGAGCCTTCCTTTCTTCTATGTTTTGGCCACTGTACTGGTCTGTAAAGGTTTGGGAATGAGTGAACGTTGTTTAGAGTGTGGCGCAAAAGCCACTTGGATGCGGTCTACGCAGTTTGCGGGAGACCATCCTTATTGCGAAGAACACGCTAAGTTAGAGAAGGACTTTGGTGAGAATGATTCTTATGCTTTCTGGTATGAAATAAAAATTTCGGGTTCCCCAGAGACAGAGACAACAGAGTAATTCCGCTTGCCTTGCAAGAACTTTTATAGTATAATAGTGTTATGACTGATAGCGAAATAGAACAATTTTATAATGAGCTGGTTGAGCACTATGGTGACAAGCTAGTTAATTTTGAACATTATCCTAGACAGTTCGCTAATCAGGTGAAACTGTATAGGTATTACAAGGAAAAACAAAATGAAAATAGCAGTGTGCAGTGATGTCCATTTGGAGTTTGGTCCACTGACGTTGGAAAACCCAGGAGATGTAGAAGTTCTCATCTTGTCTGGTGATATTTTAGTTGAGCGTGACCTAGACATGTACGATCGCCGTCAGGTTGAACTTGGTTTCATGCGTTATCGCTCAGAAATGTTCCATACATTCTTTCAAGAGTGTTCAAAGGCATTTCCCCACGTACTTTATGTTGCTGGTAACCATGAATCTTATCATGGGGATTTCGCTCATACCACTAATGAGTTAAAGCGCAAGCTGGCTTACCTTGAGAACGTTCATGTTCTTGATAAAGAAGTGTTCAAGCTAGGTGATTACACATTCGTTGGTTCCACTTTATGGACTAACATGAACAACGAAGACCCGTTGACCATGTATCACATGAAGGATTACATGAACGACTTTAGAATCATCAAAAACTCCAATAACATGGTTGTTAGAAACGTTCCAATCTATGAGTATGATAGTATGGGCAACGTTGCTCGTAACGAAGCTGGTCAACAAATCCAGATCGGTATGAAGAAAAAGGAAGAACCTGCTAGGTTCACCCCTGAAGACGCTGTTGAAGAAAACAAGAAGTGCTTTGAGTACATCAAATTTGTGGTTTCCGAGGCTAAAGATAACGAGAAAGTGATTGTTGTGGGTCACCACACCCCTTCTCATCAATCTTGCCACCCTCGCTACAAAGATGATCAAATCATGAACGGTGGCTACCATAACAGCTACGAAGATTACATCATGGATCACCCGAAAATCGCTTTGTGGACTCATGGTCACACTCATGAACGCTATGACTACATGATCGGAGACACTCGTATCGTGTGTAATCCACGTGGTTACGTTGGTCATGAGCAGATTTCTGTTGATTTTGAGTTGAAGGTTGTAGAAGTATGAGTAATATGAAGTACAACCCCAACGAAAATTTGGAAAAAGAGCAAGAGGACGCTTTGGAGTTTTATATGAAAAAGTGTTCTCAGCTTGAAACTGAAAATAAAGAACTTAACGAGCGTCTTGCTCGTCTAATATGGAGCATGGAAGAACATGACTAAATTTACCCTTGTGTGTGATCATTCTAGTGATCTAGATACGCACGTTGTTACACACACATTTAATTCTGCGTATTTACCTGATGTTCTTTTAAACATTGAACAATTCCTCCGTGGAGCAGGTTATCACTTTGAAGGTGTATTAACCATTGAAGAACCTCACTCCGAACATTATTACGATACTGAAAGAAACCGATGAATCCATTTAACGATGTAGAGAAATTCCTGAACGCTGTTGGGCAAAACCCACCTCCGTTTGTTACTAACGAAAACCCTCAATCGCTCTTGTATAAAGAGTTGATTCGAGAGGAAATCAAAGAGTTCTGGGAAGCTGATGAAGCTAACGATGACGTTGAGCGTTTGGATGCTTGCTTTGATATGATTTGGGTTATCGTTGGATATGCTCGTTCACGTGGTTGGGATTTTGACCTTGCATGGGAAGAAGGTGCTGACTCTAACCTTTCCAAGATTGATCCAGAAACTGGTTTGGTTCGCCGTCGCGAAGATGGTAAGATCTTGAAGCCAGAAGGCTGGAAACCACCTAACTTTGAGCAATTTGTAAAATGATTACCTTATACCTAGACATGGATGGTGTACTCGCCGACTTCAATAAAGAGTACACAAAATTTGACCCTGAAAAGGCTGACCGAAAGCGTTTCCGCGAGTCTGTTATTGAGCATCATATCTTCGAGAAGCTGGATTTCATGCCAGACGCTCAAGAATTGTTGAATCATGTATCTAGACTCAATGGAGTTAATGTTCAGATCTTGACTTCCATGGGTACACATGAGCCGATTCAAGCTAACATGGCTCAAATGCAAAAGATGAAGTGGCTGGATGCTAAGAACATCCCTTACAAAGCTAATTTCGTTCACAATAAACAAGAGAAAGCCCGATTTGCTACTCCTCGATCTATTCTTATTGATGATTCTGTTGGTTGTATTTCTCCCTTTATTGAGGCTGGTGGTCATGGTATTCTCCATGTTAACGCTTCTGATACTATTCGGATTCTTGATTCAACCCTTCTTCAATTAAGGGCTTTAGATGCTAGATCTTTTTAAACCAACTTTCGATTGGATTCGCGATGACTTTACTTCCAACCCTTTCCGTTTTATTGTCGAGCTTCTTGCTTGGATTCTTAGTATTGGGTGCAGTCTCACTATGGCGATCACCGTCCCTAATCCGCCTCTTATTTACTTGTATCCTGTTTGGATTAGCGGTTGTGCTATGTACGCTTGGGCTGCCTTTACTCGCAGATCATTTGGTATGCTTGCGAACTATGTCTTGCTAACTACAATTGATTTGATTGGTTTATTCAGAATGGTATTATGAGTCAATTAACACAAAAACATATTAGTGTAACAGCACCAACACCAGTAGCACAAATGATTCCATTTGTTAAACCTGTATCATATGAGTTTCGAGTTGCCGAGTTTGTAGATGATGATGGTAAGGTTGAAAAGGTTAAGTTGCAAATGCAAGTTTGGGAACATGATGAATATGGTTCAGGTACTGTAAAAACCTATTGGCACGATGTACCACGTATTAAAATTGATAAAAATGGGTCAATAATCCCTTGACTTTAATTCAGGATTAGGGTATAATTATAGTATGAATATCTTTTATGTACACCCCGATCCTGTCGTCTGCGCTCAGCAGCACGTTGACAAACACGTGGTCAAAATGATTCTTGAATACGCTCAACTTCTGTCCACCGCTCATAGGTTTCTTGACGGTACAGAAGTTCAAGGTTTTTCTAATTCTGGTCGCAAAGCCAAACGTTGGCAACTCCCTGACGAACGTGATGAAGTTCTTTACAAAGCATCGCACATCAATCACCCTTCTGCTAAGTGGTGTCGTCATTCCCTTGAGAATTACAAACACTTGTTCACGCTCTGGATTGAATTGATGCGCGAGTATCACTATCGCTATGGTAAGATTCATGCGTCAATGCGCCTTGCTAAACATCTCAAGAACGCACCAACTAATATTTCCAAAGAAGAAGGTTTCTCCGCTCCATGGCGTGCAATGCCAGATGAATACAAAGTTGATCGCACTGAACCTGACTACACTGTTAAGTCATATCGTGCATATTATCTCGGCGCAAAAACTTCAATGTTAAAGTGGAAAAATCGCCCAACACCTGACTGGGTTCGCTAAATAGGTTTAAGGAGTTATAATGCCAACATATGATTTTAGAAATAAAGACACTGGCGAAGTGTTTGAGAAAATTATGAAAATTGCTGAGAAAGAGCAATATCTCATTGACAACCCCCACATCGAGCAAGCACTATTGAGCGCACCAGCGTTTACTGGTGATCACATCATCATTAAAAAGGATTCAGGTTTTAAGGAGGTGTTACAGAAAATTAACGAACGAGTGCCAGGAGGCATGAAACAAAGCGGATCTTCTCAACTATAATAAGGGGTATGCATGGCGACAAAGCGCACAGCAAAACTTCTAGATAATGATTTAAGTGAAAAACCAAAAGATGTTAAAGTAAATAACTCTTTGAAAATTAGGATCGATGATTTAAAAACTTTTGATCCATTAACTGCACATCAGAAAGACTTTTACGACGCTTATAAGCGACAAGATTATTTTATTGCACTACACGGTGTAGCAGGTACAGGCAAAACATTTATTGCACTGTATAAAGCACTTGAAGAAGTTCTTGATAAGAGCAATCCGTTCAATAAGATTATTATCGTTCGTTCTGCAGTACCTTCTCGCGAAGTTGGTCACTTGCCAGGAGATTTAAATGAAAAGACAGAAATCTACAGACAACCATACCAGCAAATCTGTACCACTCTCTTTGGAAGACCTGATGCCTACCAACGGTTGGAAGAGCAACACCACATTGAATTTATTTCTACATCGTTCATCAGGGGTATGTCATTCGATGATGCAATTATCATCGTTGACGAAATGCAAAACCTAACCTATGAAGAGATCGACACGGTTATGACTCGTGTTGGTTATCGTTCGAAGATTATCTGGTGCGGTGATTATCGCCAAACCGACTTGAATAAGAAAAAGAATGACATGTCTGGTATTCTTAAGTTCTTTGAGATCGCTCAACATATGAGAGCTTTCACTAGAATTGAGTTTACACCCGATGACATTGTTCGTTCATCACTAGTGAAAGATTATATCCTCGCCAAACTAAGATATGAGGATTATGTAGAGAAATAATGAAGACATTTATACATCATGATTTTGCGAAATTAGAGAGGGATACTTTTGCTGACGGGCGACGTGTTTACGTTACACCTGAAGGTAAAAAGTATCCTTCAGTCACATCCATCACTGGAGTTAATAGCACATTTAACAAGAGTGCTTGGATTCAACGTGTTGGTGTGGATGAAGCAAATAGAATTACTCAGCGAGCACTTGACCGTGGTACTCGCATTCACTCGTTCTGTGAAAATTTCTTACTTGGTAATGAAGTAAAGATTGATATGTTCGATCAAGATATGTGGAGCACAATGCTACCTCTCTTGAATAAGATCGACAATATCCACTGCCTTGAAACACCACTATATTCTGACTTCTTGCAAGCAGCTGGTACAGTTGACTGTATTGCCGAGTATGAAGGTAAGTTATCCGTCATCGACTTTAAAACTTCTTCGAGAGTAAAAGAGCGCAATGATATTCATAACTACTTTGAACAGACTGCGGCTTATGCTGTTATGTTTGAAGAACGTACAGGTATTCCAATTGGTCGTTTAATTATCTTGATGGTGATTGATGACGACGCACCAAGAGTATTCATTGAAAAGCGTGATGGTTGGATTGCAGGTTTCCGTAAGTCTAGAATGGACTACAGGCAGAAGTATGGAGTATAAGAAAAACGAGTGGTGGGTTACTCCAGTTTGGGAGATTGACACTGGTCTTTCTTCAGACTATAATGCTCGCTTACTCTATGATTTAAAGACTTTTGGAAAGAAGTCTTACAACATATGGAATGAAGATATTCCCTCACTTGGACCATTGAAAGCCAAGGTTATTGAAGCGTTGAGTAATACAGTCAAGGATTATTTCCCCGATTATTATCCTTACAATCCAGTCATCTATAATGGTTGGGTGCAGTTTCATAAAACTGGCGAGATGCTTCACGTTCATGACCATGGTGGTGTAATCGTCGCTTGTGTCTATTATGTTAAGGCACCAGAGGACAGCGGGGATCTTTTATTAATAGATCCTAGAGGAAGCGTTAATTGGGACTGGGAAACTGATGGGATTGATGGTGCCAAATATAAACGTGTTAAACCGAAAGAAGGTAAATTGGTTATCTTCCCAGGATATGTTATGCACGCAGTAGATCCGAACAACTCTAAAGATGAGCGGGTCAGTATCGCCATAAATATTCATAACCATATAAATACTTGAGATATACATCAAAGAGGTCAACATGACAACCCCAGCATCAGGACAAATAGCCATTAGCGATCTTATCGCAAACCAAGGTAACTTGGGATATGCTAATGCATTAAGTTGGTTAGATTCCAACACAAAAGATAGTGTCAGCGATTTAAACTCTGCTCATAGCAGAGCAACATATCAACGTAACGTTGATGGTAACTGTAATAATGGTAACTGTACTGAGTCTGGCGCAAATTGTGGTAACATTAATTGTGTGAACTGTTTGAATTGTAACACTATTAATTGCACCAACTGCGATACTCGAGAGTGGATGCAAGGTAACTGTAACTGCGCTTGTACATATAACTGCACCCAAAACACTCGTTCATATAACTGTAACTGCGACTGTCTAGTTTGCGCTTGCGCTTGCTGGTAATATAAAAGGAATATTATGATTTTTGAGATTTTATCATCACACCCAACTCATGGTAATAAAACATTTTACTATGATAATGAATTTAACGTTTTAAAAGATGCTGATGGGAATGTTTTTGAATACCCTGAAATTCAGAAACCTGAAATGCAGGAAACACGTGCATTTTCCAAGGATGCCCCTCTTAAGAAATCAAAAGATATTAATTTAATTAAGATTCAACTTGGATTGTCTTGTAACTATACTTGTGATTATTGCTCACAAAGATTCGTTGAACGTCCACCAGAAACTTCAAAGAAAGATATTGACGCTTTTCTTTCTAAGCTAGATGTACTTAACATCACAGAAGAACAAGGCATCAAATTCGAGTTTTGGGGTGGTGAGCCTTTGGTTTACTGGAAAACTCTAAAACCACTGACCGAAGCTATCCGTGAAAAGTATTCTCACTGGTCTAAGAACCAACCATTATTCAGTATGGTTACTAACGGTTCTTTGTTAACACGAGAAATCTGTTCTTGGTTGTACTTCATGAACTTTAATATTGGTATCAGTCACGATGGTCCTGGTCAACACGTTCGTGGTCCAGACCCATTCGATGATCCAGAAAAGAAAGAGATTATTCTCGAGTTCTACAACATCATGCACGAGCAGAACCGCATCAGCTTCAATACTATGATGAACCGTAGAAACACCAGCCGTAAAGCTGTTCGTGATTGGTTCGTTGCGCTCACTGGTAAAGAAGACGTTCGTATAGGTGAAGGTAATTTCGTAGACGCTTATGATGAAGCAGCTATTGAAAACTCTTTACAGTCATATAAAGAACACTTTGAGTACCGTCGTCAGGCATTCCAAGAATTAATGTCATCTGGTAGCAGCCTGAACTTTGGTAACACTCTTGCTAAAGTTGATATGTTCACTCGCGAAGTTCTAACTCACTTTGAATCCAAGTATACTGGACAGAAGTGCGGTATGGATGATGAACATACTATTGCTATCGACTTGAAGGGTAATGTGGTTACTTGCCAAAACGTTTCTATTATGGAAACAAGTAAGAATGGTGAATCACACCTTGGTGGTAGCCTTGATGATTACGATAACGTTGAAATCAAATCAGCCACTCACTGGAAGAACAGAGACGTGTGTGTTAAGTGCCCTGTACTACACTTATGTAAAGGTTCTTGCATGTACCTTGATGGTAAGTATTGGGATGTTACTTGCGACAGCGCATATTCTGATAACGTTTCTTTGTTCGCAGTGGCATTGACTAGAATCACTAATGGCTATGTTCCTTATGCTATTTCTTCTAAGGAACTACCACCCCATAGACAAGATATTTGGGGAACTATTTTAAAACACGAAGAAAAACCAAAAATGAAAACTATCCCAATCAAGGTAGTGGCTGAGGTCATTGGTAAGATTGACGATGTTGAAGTTTATGGTAAAACACGTTTGGAGAATTAAATGCAAATTACTTTACATGACCAAGTCGAAGCCTTGAAGCAGATTGAAAGTGTGACGCTTGTTTATTGTAATGAACCAGACTTAGATGTTAGAACGCAGGTTGGTGATGAACCAGCTATTGCGTTCAACATTGAACGAGGCGAGAGGCTTGTAACTCTTGTTATACCAGATTCATATTGGTCTACAACTCCATTTACACCAGAAGCAGGTGAACACGTTAAGGGTTGGTTAGACTTTATGGATCAACAAGATATCAAAACTCAAACATTTTGGTATCGTCTGTCTGAGGATAGATTCGTTCGTTTAAAAGGTACGTTGAAGATTGCTGACGAAGACTTGCCAGAGAATGCTAAGTTACTAGCTGAAGCGTATGCATCAGTTGATCATGTAACTGGCGTCAAAGTCCGTAAAATTATTGATTATAGATTAGTCAGCGAAGTAGGTTGTACTGAAGCGTTACAGTTTTATTGTATGATTGATATTCCATCTTTACAGAGTGAGTATCATATCAATATGTACTGCCCTAAAAACATTTGGGATAAACCAGAAGAGTTTGAAGGTCAAAAAGTTAGATTACTTGAACAAGTTAATATTAGAATCGAACAAAGCAAACAATTATTTGGTTAATTATGAATAAATTTGTTATTATCGGCGGTGGCACTGCAGGGTGGGTCACCGCTTTGACCATTAAGAAGTATGTACCATACTGTCATGTTACAGTTATTGCTAGTTCAGAAATTGGCATTCTTGGTGCAGGTGAAGGTGTAACACCACACTTCAATGAGTTGATGAATGATTTAGATATCACCATGTCAGATATCTTCAAACACACCAAAGCCACGTATAAGCGTGGTATCAAGTTTACTAATTGGAACGGTGATGATACACATTATTACCATCCATTCTGGGATGACAAGAGCGCAGTACATTTTGACGCTTCATTGCTGGCCAAATACTTACAAGGCGTGGCGCTATCCCGTGGTGTTGAGTTAATCGACGACCAAGTTATCAATATCAATTCTAAGAACGGAAATATTACTTCCTTTGTCCTTAAAGGTGGACAGAACGTTGAATCTAATTTTGTGTTCGATTGTTCTGGTTTACACCGTCTAATTATTGGTAAGCACTATAACGTTGAGTGGAAACCATACGATTCAATGTTGCCGTGTAACCGTGCTTTACCTTTCTTTATTCAAAGTGATGATGAGAAACCTGAATATACAGAAGCCATTGCCATGAAATATGGTTGGGTTTGGAGAATTCCCGTTCAAGGGAGATATGGTTGTGGTTATGTATTTGATAAGAGATATATTAGCGATGAAGAAGCTATTGCAGAACTCAAAGAGAAGTTTGGTGATATAACTATCCCTCGCGCATTTGATTTCAAAGCAGGTGCCTTTGAAAAGACTTGGGTGAATAACTGTATCGCTATTGGATTGTCTGCTGGTTTTACTGAACCACTAGAAGCAACTTCTATCTGGATTCAAATCCTTTCACTTCGTCATTATCTACTACAACATGCTGCTTATGTTAGAGGCGATCTAAGAGTGGTAAACTCTTATAATGAATATGTCGCAAACATCAACAAATATATGGCTGACTTTATTCACAGGCACTATCTAACACAAAGGTCAGATAGTGGTTTCTGGAAAGAATTCAGAACCAAACAACCTTCACCAAAATATGTTAAAATGGTTGATGATATTAAAGAGAGAGTGGCAACTTATCACCTTTCTTATATCAATATCACCAATGGTATGAAGTATGAATCACCAGTTGTACCTGACAGCTGGAATGTTATTATTGATGGGACTCGCTGATGGCTAATTGTGTTATATTATCGGGTGGTACATGGAGTCCGGATGGATGGTGTACAGTTAAGAGGTCTCTTGGACCATATCGCCTAGCATCATCTCTAGAAGACCATGGTTATTCGTCATTTATTCTAGACTATGTTGAAAACTTTACAACTGAAGAAGTCATCAAAGCCTTAGATAAGCACATTGGCGAAGATACTATTTGGTTCGGCTTTTCTTCTACGTTTTTCTGGTTGAAACAAACTCAACAAACAAACGCCAGAACAGGTAGCGATGAGTTGAATGAGATGTATTATGATAATTATGATGAAGTCAAAAAGGTTATCGACTTTGTAAAAAGTAAAGGTGTTAAGATCCTTTATGGTGGATCAAAAGCACCATACTTTTCTCTGAATGATGTTGATTCCAGTATTGACTATTATGTTACTGGTAATGCTGATAACTCAATCATTGATATTACGAATTACCTTGCTGGTAAAGTAGATTCTATTCAGCATTTGAACGATCGTACTATTGATTCCACAAAATATCCAGAACCTGATGTAAAGAATATTCCAACACGCTGGTGGAATCATAATATTATGTGGGGTGAGGGTTTACCTCTTGAACTATCGCGTGGTTGTATTTTTAAATGTAAGTTTTGTGATTTTCCACTAACTGGCAAGAAGAAAGGTACATACCTCCGAGACCCTGAACAGATTAAAGATGAAATGATTAAGACGTGGGAAGCTCATGGTACTGATTCATACTTCTTCACCGACGATACTTTCAACGACGATAATGATAAACTGGAAGCCTTGCATAAAGTGTTTACCAGCTTACCATTCAAACCTAAATTCGCATCATATCTTAGAATTGATCTGATTAACAAATATCCACACCAAGCAGACTTACTATCTGAAATGGGTTTGGTTGGAACATTCTTTGGTATTGAAACTCTTCAACCTGACTCAGCAAAAGCTATTGGTAAAGGTTTACACCCAAACAAAGTTAAAGATCGTTTATACTGGTTGAGAGAACAGTGGAAGAATACAGTAAACATTGAAGCTGGTTTTATCCTCGGTTTACCATATGATACACTGTCATACTTCAACGATTTGTTAATGTGGACGTTGGAGAAAGATAATCCAATCCAGTGTATCAACTATTACCCTTTGATGTTATTTTATTACAAAGATCATAAAGAGCTTCAACGTTATTCTTCTGAGTTTGCCTTGAACCCAGAAATTTATGGTTACACTTTTGACAATAGCATCTCCAGCTGGCAGTTGAAGTCTCAGAAGCTAAACTATAATATGTGCTTGGATATATCCAAGAAGTTTAGTGATTTAAGAAAACCTCTTAATCAAATTGCTGGGTTCTATACAATCACGAGTTTAAACACTGGCGTTCCACTTGAGGATATCTACACAATGACGCAAGTTGATATTCAAAAGAAATACAATATCCCCGAAATGAACGCTAACCGTGTTGCTGAATATAAGGGTATGGTTTTATGATAGTTGAAAACATTTTTGGTTCACCTGTTGTTAGAGTTAAGTGTGAAGACACTAGCTTATGGCGCAATGAAACTCTTAACAACAGCATCGAGATGATGTATAAGTCACCAGTGGTTATTAACCGTGTGCGAAATCAAGTTGGTGATTCTCATTTCGGTGCTGGTATGACTACAGTTGGCCAACCATATCCACTAGTCACTCTCCCAGGAGTCAAAGGGTTAAGAGACTGGGTTAGACAAACATTACTCGATGCTAGACCAGCGCTTGGGTTTGAAGGTAAAGGTACTGATGTTCGCTTTAAAAGAAGCTGGACTAACCGACTACTCAAAGGTGGCTATGGTTTATGTCATAATCATACAAAGATTGATAATTACATGGAAATGTCTGGGTATAGTTCTACAGATTTTAAACCAGATGTTGTTTCGATCTTCTATGCTGATGTGCCAGAAAACAGTTCCAACTTGGTATTCATAAAAGACGGTGCACCTGATACTAGGATTGAGGATTATCCAGCTGAAAGACAACATTGGTTACAACCTATCGAGGGTGAACTTGTAATGCATACACCTGAGGTCTGGCACGCTGTAAGTATGCATATGTCAGATATTCCAAGAAATGTTTTTGTTTTTGACATTGACTTCCAATAAATAATCAGGTATAATATAGGTTATTGCTGTAATTCCTTCAAAGCGAAGGACTTCTGGACGGGGGTTCGACTCCCCCCATCTCCACCAAAAGCAGAAGCACTAAAAGTACCCTTGAGTGGGTATACGATTTTAGTTCGTGGAATCGGGTAACGGAAAAAAGTGAACCCGAATGGCTACTAAACTGCTTTTGATGGGGATGCCATGGTTTCGACAGGGGTAGATAGTAGCGACGGCAGCACGTCAGGAGTAGACGTTAAAAGCAAATCAAACTAAATGCAAACGATGAAGTTTTCGCATTGGCAGCCTAAACGCTGACTAGGGTTTCGATGGGTTTCCTCGTAACAGAATAACCCATCACTAATTCGGAGATATTATGATCGGTGTTGTATTAGGTAATGGTCCAAGTCGTGAGTTCTACGATAGAAAAGGTGATATTGTCCTTGGTTGTAATATTCCCAATGAACAATTCAGCGTAGATGCGACTGTTATTTGCGATGAAGAAATTGCTTGGATTATTAAGAATGACTTGACTTTAATTCAAGTTCCAGTTATAATATCTACTAAGGTGTTTGAAAAATTAAAAGAATTCAAGATTGTTGATAAGTTTATAATCTTGGATGTTTTCAAACCAAAAGACTGGTACAATGCAGCGCACTATGCTGCAGAATATTTGATACAAAACACTGAGTGTGAACAGATAGAGTTATGGGGTTGCGACTCTATTTTTGAGAATACTGTTTCATCTACAACTGGAAAATTAATCCAGCAAAGCACTCAAGGTGATACAAGGTTTGTTCGTAATTGGCGTAGAGTTTGGAATGAGATGCACCTGAATAACCCTGATGTGCATTTCGTGGCTATGAGAATGCCTAAATAATATACCAGCTGACGGTTGCTGGCACACACTTTAACCGTTTTTACACACAGGAGTTTATATGTCAAACATGACACCGTTCGAGATTCGCCTTGAACTATTAAAAATGGCGAAAGATATGCTTGTTGAAGAATACTATGGTAAGAAAGAACAAGTTGTCCAAGATTGGCAAGTTAAGGTAGAAAATGCCCGACACAATGGCTCTGCTCCACCTGAGCACCCAACGTTGCCAAACTATCCGACTGAAGCTGATGTTGTCGCAAAGGCAACTCAATTAAACGGCTTCGTCTCACAAATCCCACAAGCTACATTAGAAAAGGCAAGCAAAAAGTCCACCTGATAGGGATTGGGGTGTCGCATTCGCACACCCTTTAACTTACAAAGGAGATAATTATGCGTAAAGCAAAATTAATACTACTTGGTTCTGTTATTACACTTTGTACCTTAATTGGTCTTGGTCACACAATGGAACAAAACAAACTAATGGATATCGCATATAGCGATCTAACTAAAGAAGCCAGAAAGCAGGTAGACTGCTTGGCTGAAAATATTTACCACGAAGCTGGGTTTGAGCCAGAAAAAGGTAAACAAGCTGTTGCTTTGGTAACGCTTAATAGAACACAAGATGAACGTTTTCCTTCACAGATATGTGAAGTCGTAAAACAAAAGACTCAAGGTACATGTCAGTTCAGTTGGTTCTGTATGCCTGTTAAATTGAAAAGAGATTCTGACGCATTTAGGGAATCTATGCAAGTTGCCCTATTTGTTTATGCAAACTATGAGAAGTTGAAAGACGTCACACATGGCGCTCTTTACTATCATGCGGACTACGTCAACCCTCGTTGGCGAAATGTCGAAAAGACAACCGTCATTGGTCGTCACATTTTTTATAAGGAAAAACTGAAATCATGATGAATAAATTAAACCTACAACTTACCGACGGTGGAGATTCTAAACACTCGTTTTTCCTAATGATGGAAGAAATCAGTTTAGCTACTTGTAAGTCTGCCGTCGAGTGGATTCTTGAAGCTAACTTTACCGAAGAACGACCAGAGATGCTTAATTTGATTATCACTTCTCCAGGTGGCGATTTAAACGCAGCATTCGCATTGATTGACGTTATGCGTGGTTCAGCTATTCCAGTTCGTACGATTGGTCTTGGTCAAATCGCTTCTGCTGGTCTTATGATTTTTATTGCTGGTGAAAAGGGACAACGCATCCTTACACCTAATACTTCAATTCTTTCTCACCAATACTCTTGGGGTGCTATTGGTAAAGAGCACGAATTGTTTGCTCAAATTAAAGAGTTTGACCTGACTACCAAAAAGGTTATCGACCACTACAAGCGTTGTACTGGTCTTGCGGATAAAAAGATTCGCGAAGTTCTATTACCCCCACAAGACGTTTGGCTATCCCCCATTGAAGCCAAGAAACTAGGTTTATGTGATGATGTTAAGGATCTAAAATGAAAGCAGAATATATTGCTAGTCTTGTAGCTGTGACAGTCTCTATTACAGTTATTGTAACTGGTTTGACATATTACAACATCAAACGCGATGAATCAATGAAGTCAAACATTGAGTCTGCAATTGTTAAAGGTATTGACCCTGTTGCTGTGAAGTGCGCATATGGTAAAGCAGACTCTGTTTGTATCGTCTACGCTGCCAACAAGAAATAACTTTACTTACAACCAATTTTAGGGTATAATTATAGTATGAAAACAAAAAGTGAACTCATAAAAGAACGTGCTAATCTTCACATTGAGAAAATGAAAATGGATAAATTCTTTTCTCTTTTCTTGGAAAAGTTCGGTGATGAAATGGATCCCAAATCACCGAACACCAAGGTGTGGACACTATACAGATCCAAATTAACAGAGTATGGTAAGGTTTCACAGTCTATTAAAAACTTAGATTATTGGATCTCTAAATGATGTTTAAAACTTCCAACCAATTTTCTTTGTATATTGAAAAGCAAGCTAGTGAAAGGCGTATCACTCATATGGACGCTGTATTAGAATATTGCAAAGAAAACTTCTTAGAACCAGAAGATATTGCTTCTATGATTAATAAGTCCTTGAAGGACAAGATTGAAATGGACTTCCGTGATGCCAACATGCTCCCAAAACAAGCGCAACTTGATGTCTAATATTTTACTGGGCATCTTTGCGATTGCTTGGTTTGGTTTTGGTCTATATTGGATTATGAGTCAACCTAAACAATCTGTTGTAGTTTACAATTGCGAACTTTCTGAAATATCCCCAGACTTTCCCATTGAAGCTAAAGAACGTTGTAGAGTATTGAGAGCGCAGAATGGACGGTTTTAAAGCATACAAATATTACATGGCTGTAAAGTTACACTTCACATCCAAGAAGTATAATGTGTTTGAGACACGTGGACATGTAAAAGGTACTCGCGATGCGTTTAACGCACGCAATGACAGATATATCTTTGAGAAATTAGCGCAGAAATATAATGACGATAAAGAGATTATTCAATTCTTTGTTTCCAACTTTGCTTATAGTAATGACACTGCGATTTACGGAAACAGCGAAGCTGAAGAACTATACTCGGAATGGAAACGTCGCAAACAGTCTATTAGTAAGATATTTGTAGACGACCTTACCAATGTTATGAATATGTGCGACGTTCACAAATTTAATGTTGATGGAATTTTCAAGGTTGTAGATGGTGATTTACCAGTATTGACTTCCATGTTTCTTTCAGGTAAAATAACTATTGAGACCTTGAGGATTATTGATGATATTGAACCATTCATCAATACTTGGGAAAACGATCCTATGATAAAGATCGTGTTGGGTGACAAACTTCTTCGTGCTGAAAAACTCAAAGGTTTTGTAAAGTACGATAAAGAAAAAGCCACCAAAGTTTTTAATCATTTTAAAGAAGAGCTATCTCTGTAATATCATGGGTAAGACCTACCATAAACAATCTAGTCGTTACGACGATGAACCCTCTAGCCGTTCGGGTAAAAATTCTAAACACTCAAATAATCGTAAAGGTGGTGGAATGAGAACGCTAAATAGCTATGTTGAAGAAGATATTAACTTTAACGATGAAGACATCTTCGATGATGACTTTGGAGTTGAGGATGAGATTCAGATTCGACACATACAAAACGATAAACCGTAATACAATTACATACAAAGGAAAATACAAATGGATATTCAAACACTTCGCAAAATGCGTTCTAACGACTTCGGCAGCATTTCTAATGCTTTTGAGAAGATCGCAAACCCTTCTACTGAATCCAAAGGTTATGCAGATGACCGCTTCTGGAAACTAGAAGGCGACAAAGCAGGCAACGGCACTGCTACTATTCGATTCCTCCCACGTGTAGAAGGTGATGAACTCCCATGGGTTCGCGTCTTCAGCCATGGTTTCCAAGGACCAACTGGTAAGTGGTACATCGAAAACTCCCTAACTACTCTCGGTGAACAAGACCCTGTTAGCGAACTAAACACTCAACTCTGGAACTCTGGCGTTGAAGCTAACAAGAAGATTGCGCAAAACCAAAAGCGTCGTCTGTCTTATATCGCCAACGTTCTGATTGTTTCTGATCCGAAGCATCCAGAGAACGAGGGTAAGGTTATGCTCTTCAAGTTTGGTAAGAAGATCTTTGATAAAATCATGGATAAGGCTCGCCCAACTTTCGAAGACGAAAAGCCAGTCAACGTGTTTGACTTCTGGGAAGGTGCTAACTTTAAACTGCGTATGCGCAAGAAGGACGGCTTCACTAACTATGATGAGTCTGCGTTCCAAGAGCCTTCTGCTCTGGGTGATGACGACAAGATCGTTGAGGTTGCTCAAGCGCAACATAAGTTGTCTGAATTCTTGGATCGTAAGAACTTCAAGTCTTACGCTGATCTAAAGAAGAAGTTGGATGAGGTTCTTTCTGGTGATGGTTTCAATGCTAAGTCTGCTGCAGAATTGGCTAAAGATGAACCAGCTTCTATGGAAGCACCTGAGCCAGCGAAAGCTGCACCAGCGTTCACACCAAAGACATCTGCTAAACCAGCAATGGATGAAGATGATGAAGATGTAATGTCTTACTTTGAGAAGATCGCTAAAGAAGACTAATAAGTCTTAGTCAAAAAGAAAAGGGAGCTAAAAGCTCCCTTTTTCATTACGCGAATCGTCTTTGTAGGTATTTGTTATAACTCGATTCAGTATTACGAACCTGAGGTTTAACAACGTTCGTTTGAGTGCTATTAGAAACAGTGGTTGGAGCATTAACAATAGCACCGCCACCTTTCTTACCATCAACTTTGGCTTGTTCGTCGGCATTACCCTTTGATGCATTATATACTCTAGCACCTGCGACAGACATAGCACCACCCGCTGCAGCGAACTTAGTTGCTTGTTCCCATGGAAAGTCTTTAACTGCTTTCATAGAGTTTGAATCTACTTTGGCAAATTCCTTCATTGCTCCAGACATAGCACCAAGACCATCAGCCGCATCTTTAACACCTTGACCAACTGTTCCAATCTTAATAAGTTGTTCCACTGGCGAATCTTGACCAACAGTTAACAAATTACCAACTAGGGTGCCAAGACCTCCAACTGCTTGACCAGCACCAAAAGCAGCAATTGCGGCACCAAGAGCAGCAACGCCAGCGGCAACACCTAGTAGGTTGTCACCATTCACTGCAGCTAATCGTTCAATACCAGAAGTGAAGGCTTCCAATCCAGCGCCCATCTGTTCCATCGCAGCGCCAATTACCCACACAGCACCGCCAAGACCAGTTAGAGCAAGAGCGCCAACACCAAGCATTGGCGCCAATGAACCAGCTAAAGCACCTGCGCCAATTAGAGCAGCGATAGTAACGCCAGCTTTTCCTAACGTTTCCCAGTCTAAGTTTGCGAAGTTTTCAAGGGCTTTACTCATACCCCACACAACTGCAGTTAGTAAACCCATGACTGCGATACCAGCAACCGTCTTGGCAGAAGCGAACATCTTGATGCCATCTGATAAACCACCAAGGATACCTTTGAAGATGGAACCGATCCCGTCACCAATACCTTTACCAATAGCAGAAACGCCAGAACCAAGAGCACCCATAGTATCACTGATACCAGATGCTAGTTTACCAATACTGCTGCGTGGTTTAGCAGCCTTACCAGAATCTTCACCACCACCCGCAGAAGAACTAGTAATACCTGCCATTGCTGCCGTATTATTAGCTATCTGTTGTAACAAGTCCATTTGACCTGCAGTCAAGCGGAGCATCTCAGCTTCATTTTCTTTCTTGACTTGTTGTTCAGCTAATACGTCAGTTGTTGATTGTGCAACTTTACCTTTATCCGAAGGGGTTTCTGGTAGTTTAGCCGATGGTTGATCGCCAGTAAAACCTTTTGGTCTAGCTATGCCAGAATCTTTTACTGATTTTAATGCCTTGTCGCGTGTTTTGAATAATTCTGGTTTATTCTTTCTGATATCATCTTCACTAGCACCCATCTTTTTAAGACGGTCAATCTCTTCTTGAGATCTAAGTGCAGTTCTTTCATCAGTACGCTTTTGCTTAGAAGCCTTCAATAATTCCTTATCAGTACGACCGTCACCCTGCGCTTTCATACGTTTGACGTAATCATAATCAGATTGTTTGTCTCGTACACCCTTGAACATTGAGAATGGACCAAGCATGGCTTTCTTGATAGTATTAGGGTCAAGAGCGCTCTGAAGGTTACGCTTCATGTCCTTAAATTTATCACCGACAGTCTTCCAGTCTTTGTTGCCTTTTTGTAAGGCTTCAATCTGCTTATTTTGTCCGTCAGCTATTTTCTTAAGGAAAGCTGCTTGATCTTTTTGTAGTTCTAGTTGAGCTTGCTGAATCTTAAGAGACATTAAGGTTTTAGCGTCGCTCTGGTTTGAACCAGCGTCGTTTTGACCACTAGCTTGAATTTGTTGAAGGGCTTGGGACTGCTGGTCGAGCACAGCCGTGATTTGACCAAGAGCATTGTTGGCTTTACCCATGCCCCTTGCTATGGTTTTAATTGGTCCCTTACCGCCTCTTTTTGCCATTTCTTACATCCTCTTTTTGGATTCGATCCGTTGTTTTTCTTCTTCTAGATATTGGACTAACATAGCAACGTATAGCTCTCGTTCAAAAGGAAGCATTCCTTCCAACTCCGCCAAACTATATTTATGATATTGCATCAATGCAAAGTTCATCCTATAATAGTTCTCCAGAGATTCATGACCGAGAGCCATTAGAAAAAACTTTGCAAACCTTCCAATACCTTATGGTGTTCTTTACCACAAATTGGGCACTTATACTCAACCTTTGTGGAAATTTTAGGCATAGTCTCAAAGAACAATTGAATCTTAGCAAACTGTTCTGATGTCAGGTTATTCAAGAACTGCAATAATTCTTCTTTCTTTGTTTCATGCCCATAATATACTTCATCTCCATCATATATACAGTCGATCAAATCTGCCACTAGGTTAAATACTTCCTCAACATCACCTGTGTCTTTTAGCAAGTCTTGTGTTTCAAGTGAAGGATATTTCATTATGATACCAACTTTATTGAACAGGTCAATTTTGTTAGTGTGTCCATCTGGGACAGATACTTGTAGATCGCTGACGTTGATAGTCACCTTACTTCTAGCTTTTTCGTTTTGTTCGCCATGGTCTTCGTCGCACTGGAACAATAGGTCAATGGTTTCACCAACAGACTTACCACGAATTTGAAGAAACATATATTCAATATCAAAGATCGCCAATTTATTGACATCAATCTTGTCTTGAATTACGCTGCTGAATACGTTCTTAAGCGTGTCGACCATTACTGTTGGGTCTTCAGATTGCTGAGCAATTAGAAGTGCTTTTTCTTCCTTAACAACAAACGGTCTAAATCGAACAGTTTTTCCAGTTGATGGAATAACCATGTTAAATGTTGGTTGGGTGTTCATTGGTAAAGCCATATTATTCTCCTGTCATTTTCTTAATCATCTTGCTCAAATCAGCAGTGCTACCCACAAAGATAGCGTTATTGTGTGTTATTTCTTTAGAAGCTGTTCCCTTAGTAGGTTCTTCTAGTTTCTTTTTCTGTTGGTGAACATCCATCAGTTGTTGGTTTATATCAGCGAGTTGTTTCATCAACCCACCAACAACCTCAAACGCACGTGGGTGTTCGGAAGACTTAGCAACAGACAACGCTGTTTCTAAAGCAGATTTACCCTGCATCAGAAGTTCGCGTAGATTATTTCTAGCGTGGTCGTAGTCATCATCTATTTTAGCAGATGATGGTGAAGGATCTCCAACTGCTGGGAGAACCTCGACTGGTTGCTCATTCATAGGTTCAATATCAAATACTTTTGACAAAGACTCATCAGTGTTCATATACAAATCCAAAAATTAAAAACGAATGCCAGGTAATCTACTTGTAACTTGAGAGAACCCACGCATAGCATATTGTCCAACTGCACCAGTAACAAAGTTTCCAGCTTCACCAAGACCTTTAAGGTATTTCTGTTGGAATCCAGCGAAGTTATCTAAGTAACCTTTAAACCCACCAGCAGTCTTTTCTAGTTGAGTGTATGGATCTTGTTCGATAGGTACAGCGTACCAATACTTATATTGGAAAGTAACATCCAATCTCATAGTATCATTGTTGTTCTGGGAATCCAGCGAAACAGCACTAATAGATTTAGGATATGCTTCATATAGTTGAACGAGGTATGTAACTTTATCCTCTAAGTCTTGGATGCGAATAGTCATAGGAGTTACATAATCATTATACCAACCGATAGTTCTATCCATTGGATTTATGATGTGTTGAGACCAAACATCGAAGATACTCTTAACGGTCATCATACGATCTACGTGGAATGTTAGCGTTACTGGCTCAAACATTCTATCATAAACTACTTCGCGTGTTTCGCCATATGAACGGTTAGCAGTTGTGGCGAAATTGATCCCAGGTAGAGAAGCCTTCTCGCAGAAAAGCAACATGCGTTTTGTCATTTCAGGCATAGCTTTTGGTGGTGTGAAATCGACAGTAAAGCGGTTAGTACGAGCTATACCCTTCGTCTTGATCTCCGCAATAAAATCTTTTTGTCTATTTGAAGCCATTTATTTTTTCTTCTTTCTCTTCATCGAGTTTACATATTGACGAGACTTATCCCAAATTCTATCATCAGGCATCTTAACGAATTGTTCAACTGGTAATAGAACAGCAGTAGCCCAGTCATATGCTCGAATTTCTCTGAACGTAGACCTTAACCCACCGAAGTTATAATTATGAAAAGCTGGAACTGCAGCAGCGAATTTCTGGACACCTTTAATAGCTGCCCAACTATATTTGATACGAGTGTTTTCGTCCATCTTAGCATTAGTTTTATATTGCATTAGATAATACAATAACTGCATTCGCATTTGGTATGGCAGGTAGTGAAAGTTGATTCCACTGAAACCGCTAATTGATCGTTTGTATAGTAGTGTACATGGGAAGCGGTCAAAGTATGGAATTGACGACTTATATAATGGGTCATAGATGTACATATACATCTTCCCTGGCATCAGTTTAGTAGTTAGTTGGGTTGGGTTGCCTTTTAGAACCGCCCATGGACTATTAATCTGTTTCATCAGCAAAATCATTTGCTGTTCGTACCATGCCTTGGATTTACGGAAAGCTGTTTTTAGATCGTACTTGTTCTTCTCGAAAATATCGAGAGCAGCAATCTGGGCAGCAGTTCGACTTTGTTTAATCTGAGTAGGCATATTGACTATTTAGGTCAAACGCCCAATTCCTTTTCAGTTATAACTTTGAACTCCCACCCACGATCTTTAGCGTATTCTGTGGCAGCCTTCCACTTAGCTTGGTTCTTTATAAAACTATAAGACTCAGCTAAATAACGCTGAGTTCTGCGCCCAGGGAATACAGGCGGAGCAGTTTGTTTTAGAGGTTTAATTTCTATCAAATAAGTTCTAGTTGACCCGTCTTTTTGTTGAACTTTTATCTTAAAATCTATAAAATAGCGATGTAACTTATTATCAGTTGGGCAGACGTAAGGGATGACGGTTTCTTCCGAACTCCAACGAATTATAGATGGATTTGAGTCACACCATTTAGCGAATCTTCTTTCCCATGAAGATCTACATATGATGTTGGAAACATCCCCTGAATATTTTTCAGGGTGTATCGGAACATATCTTGATTTATGGAACATAAATAAATAATCAAATAAGAATAATTTAGGAAACCTAAATGGCAAACATAGTCGATTATATTAGAGATGGAGTTACATCTGCTAAGACTACAGTTTCAGACTACATCACAGGTGCAGCTGATAGAGTTAAAGGTATTGCTGGTGGCGTTAAGGATGCAGCGACAAAAGCTGTCAACCCACCAAGAGGTGACTGGATCAACAACACCAGAAAAAACTACGAAGTGAATAAGTACAAGGTGGATCAACACTCATATCCAATGGACTTGTTGTCACCTATTTATGGCGGAAACTATGCGATTTTCTATATCAACGTTTCGGATGCATCAAGACTGGCATTGACTGAAGAGACTGTAGATCTAAACCCTAAAACTGAAGCTCGTATGCGTAACTCTCTAGTTGGTAATGCTAAGAGATTAGAGAATTTGTTTGATGCTGGTGTCGGTAAAGCGAACGAGGTTTTACCAGAAGCTGCTAACATCAACATTGATGCTATTAAGAATGCTGTGCCATTCAATGGTAGAAGCCAACGCAGATTAAAAACCGCTATTGCTTTACATGTACCCAATCAGTTAAGCGTTCGTTATGCAACTACATGGGGTACAGCAGAAAACACTGCTGGTGCTCAGGCACTTATGTCCGCTGGTAGTTCAGTTGGTGAAGCTCTTGCTAATAACCCAACTGCTGCTGTAAAGAACTTAACTGATGCCGCTGCTACTGGTGCCGAGGCATTTGTCGCTAATAGAATGGCCAACAACAAATATTCCCAAATTATTTCAGCAGCTACTGGTACTGCAGCGAACCCTAAAAAAGAACAGGTGTTCGAGGGTGTAGAATTCCGCAAGTTTGCGTTCGACTATCAATTCTATCCAAGAGATGAGTTTGAAGCTGAGAACGTTTTGAATATTATTCACCAATTCAAACTACATATGCACCCTGAGTTCAAAAGCGAGTTAAACTATGTTTGGATTTACCCTTCTGAGTTTGATATCACGTATTACACAAATGGTGCAGAGAACCTTAATCTCCACAAGCACACTTCTTGTATCTTAGAGAGTATGAACGTCAACTATACACCGAACGGCAATTTCTCTGTATTTGCTAATGGTATGCCGACTCAAATTAACTTATCTCTAGAGTTTAGAGAACTACAACTTGCATCCAAAGAAACTATTGGTTTAACTCCAGGAGGTCTATAATATGTACTTCAAAGGCTTCCCTCAATTTCTATATGATTTTAATTATGGTGATAGAGTTAAGACAAGTATTGTAAAAGATATTACACGTAACGTTCGCCTAAGAAAAGAAATCTTATCAAACGTTACATTGTTTGATGAGTATGATATCATCGACGGTGAAACCCCAGAAATGATTTCTGAAAAGTTCTATGGAACACCAGAGTATCATTGGGTTGTTATGTTGTGTAACGATAAGTATGATTATCGCGCTGACTTCCCTTTACCAGAAGCTGTTCTTGAAAAGCACATCGCTTCTGTTTATAATCCAACTCTATATTCTTCTGATTGGTATTGGGATACTGATGAGAATGGACAAGTTATTTTTCATATTAGAATTACAAGCATAGAGGTTCCATTTGATGCTGCGTATTTGACAGCTCCAGTTAAGATCAATATCAGAGATGATGATAGTTCGTTTATCATTGACATCAATTTCCCAGTAGACCCAATTGGTCTAGATGTCGCTACACAATACTTCTATTTTCCAGTTCCAAGCCATAATGATGCATGGTTGGTTGCACATGGTAAAGAAGGATCCACTGCTGATTCTGGTGTAGGTAATGTTGAACTAACTATCAACACTGAGGGAAGAGAATACAACCCAGTGTATTATGTAAATAATAAAGGTTTTACAATTAACCCAACTGAAGGCGCTATTGCTGTTACAGGTGATGTACAGCATAGATTTGAGAATGATCAGAAGAGAAGAATTAAACTAATTGCACCTAGTTTATTAGAAACACTTCTTAGAAACTATCAAGATGAGCTATAATGCCTGAAATTATCAATCCCGCTAATACATTAAGATATGCTGGCGATGTTAACATCGAGAAGGTTGAAATCATCACACCCAAAGGTATCTACCAAAACGTTAGAAACCAGATTATTCAATTAAGAATCTACGAGGATATCTTTTCTCCATTTATAACTGGATCAGTAGTATTAAAAGAATCGTTTGACTTACAATCACTGCTACCATTGATTGGTGAAGAGTTTATCGAAATCAAAGTTTCAACTCCGACATTAGACAAACCGATCAGCGGATTGTTTCATATTTACAAGATGAACGACAAAGTGAACCTTGGCGATAGAGCCGTTGGTTATGAGTTAAGTTTTATCTCAGCTGAATCTCTTGTTGATTCCAACAAGAAGGTTAGCAAGGTTTTTTCTGGTAAGATCTCAGACATTGTTAGAGCTTTCGTGGTTGATAAGATTGACGGTATGGAGAGCACTAAGAAGTTCAATGTTGAGAATACCCGTAACACTATTAAGTATGTTTCTCCTTACTGGAGTCCAGTTCAGAACTTAACATTCTTATCTGAAAACTCAATCTCTGAGAACCAATCCCCATCTTTCTTGTTCTACGAGAACAGAGATGGATTCAACTTTAGATCTCTGGAGAGTCTTTACAAATCAAAGTCATTCCAACAATTTATTATGGATAAGTATTCTCGTGATAACTTCCCTCAAGGTGGTAACGCACTGAACATCTTGGAAGATTATAAACGTGTTGGTGAAATTGACTTCATTGAGTCGTACGACTACATGGATCGATTATCTGGTGGTATGTATAACTCTAAACTGATATCATACGACTCAACTAAGAAAACTTACACTGTTAAGAACTTCGATATTAAAACTAAGTTTCCTAGACAGACTCACTTAAACCCATACCCACTTTTCTCTGATAAAGTTGTTGGTAGAAGTAACGCTAAACAGATTCTTTTCCCAAGAGCGTTTGAAACTTTTACTTCTTTTGGTGATACAACTAACGCACGTGTTCTTCAAGAACGTATTTCTTTCTTGAAGATGGCAGAGGCTCAAAAGATTAATATCACTGTGGCTGGTCGTTGTGATTATACAGTCGGGCAGGTTGCCGAGTTAACGCTTTACAAGAAACAACCAATGAGAAAAAGTGACAGGAACGAAGACTTGATTGATGATGTGAACAGCGGTAAATATCTAGTTTCTGCTATTAATCATCAAATATCAGTAGATGGACATACATGTTTTATTGAATTGATTAAAGATTCTATGAAGAAGAAAGTTTAATAATGGCGCAAAATATTTACTTCGGTGTTGTTGAAAACCGTGTTGACCCGCTAGAACTTGGTCGTTGCCAAGTTCGTGTTGTAGGTTTACACACTCACGATAAGAACTTACTACCAACATCAGACTTACCTTGGTGTGCTTCAATGCAACCAACTACTTCTGCTGCTATGAACGGTATTGGCCATACACCACTTGGACCAGTTGAAGGAACTTCAGTTGTTGTTATGTATCTTGATGATTCGTTCCAACAAGGTATTATGTTGGGTGCAGTTGGCGGTATCGCTACCAACCCTGTTCCTATTGACTTTGATGACTCTGGACCAATCGCTGAAACTGATACTGCTAGTAAAGACATTATCCGTTTAAGAAGTATCCCTGGACCACAGAATGGGCAGATTATTAAATTGTATGACCCTGAGTATAACCGTCAGGATCTTACATCAAAGTTGTCCGCCAACATGCGTGTTAGTGGTTTTGGTATTGAGTATGGTTCAGTCATTGTTTCTATTGACAATGGAACTCAAATTACAATTTCTAAACCTGTTCGAGATTATGTTGAGAACATTATTGAATTTGAACCACCATTGGCTTCCGTTCAAGCAGTTGTTGCGTCAAAGACTAACATTACGGGTTCAACGCTTGACCAAAAATCAGAAGCAGTTAAAACAACTCCAGTAAACGGAGAGATCCCAACTCTTCCACCATTACCAGAATTTAAGAATACACAAACGAAGGCTTCTGAAGGTATCAAAGCACTTATCGCTGCGTGTGATAAAGTTGGTTTGGTTACCAAAGAACAGAAGTGTGCTTTACTTGGTATCGCTGGTGGTGAATCTGGTTGGATTCCACAAAAAGAATCATACAACTATTCAGACTCTAGATTGAAACAAATCTTCAGTTTCGCAACTGATGAAGATGTTGTCAAGTATGCTAATGCTTCTAAAAAGGGTGTAACTCGTGAGGAGTTTTTCTCTTGGTGTTATGGACCAACTAAGCGTGGTAAAGGTTTCTTTGGTCATACGAGCGATGAGATGGCTGGTAAATACTATGGTCGCGGTTTCATTCAATTGACTGGTTATTCAAACTACAAACGATACAACGACATGGCCAAAGCTGCTGGGTTGACTATTGACATCGTTAATGATCCAGATTCTCTTGATACTGACATTAACGTTTCGGCTCTTATAGCTGCACTATACATCAAAGACAGAGTATCAAAGGGTGTTAATCCAAACTCACATCCAGACTATTTCTATGCAGCTAAGAAAGCAGTTGGTGTAAACTCGCCAGATATTGCGGCTAGAAAACTTCGTTACTATGAATACTTCTATGGTAAAGAAGGTGGCGGTGGCGTTTCTAAGGATGCAGGTGCTGCTATCCCGCCAGTTGAAGATTCAACTGATTCAAAACCAGGACCATCTAAAAAGTCTATCGAGACTGGTTCTTTCGGTTTGGGTTTCCGTGACCCCAACAATAAGTATCCACTACAAGAATACATTGGTGAATCTGATGTGAACCGTTTAGCCCGTGGTGTTATTGAAGGCACTGTCGTTAAGTTAAAAGACGCTAACCGCAAGATGGGTATTCCAACAGCGAGCGGTGGCCAATGGGATCAACCTGCCGCTCCGTTTGGTGCTAAGTATCCTTTCAACAAGGTATATGAAACAGAATCTGGTCACATCCAAGAATTTGATGATACTCCTGGTCAAGAACGTGTTAACACATATCACCGTGCAGGCACATTCACTGAAGTTGACGCTAACGGTACACAGGTAAACTATATCGTTGGTGATAACTTCATCCTAATGGAACAAAACGGTTGCATCCACGTTGCTGGTGAATGTAATATTACCGTTGATGGACAAACTAATATTCTAGCTCGTTCTGATGCTAATATCAAGGTTGAACAAAACGCCACTGTTACGGTTGGTAACAATCTAGACCTTGGAGTTGCCAACGACTTGACTATGGCTGTCGGTGGCGACTTCTTAGCGAAGGTTGGTGGCACATTTAAACTAGACGCTGGCGATTTGGTTATGAAATCTCAGTCAGACTATACTGTTCAATCTGTTGGAGATTATTCAGCCAAGGGTGCTAAGGTTGCGATTGAATCTGAAGGCGATGCAGATTTCAATGTAGCTGGAACTTTCAATATGAACTACTCTGAAGGTAACTTCGGTGTTAGCGCAGGTAGTGCAGCAGATGTTGGTAACGTTGAGCTTGCTGCCCCTCCAGCTGGTTCTCCGCTGAACTCTGTCATCGGGTATTCTATTGCTCCACCAAGAGAGTTTGAAGAGAAGGCTGTTGTTGAAACGCCAGACGATTGGGATACTCCAGAAGGTAGAGCTGCTGCTCAGAAACAAGCAACTTCTGAAGGTGTAGTCGGCGCAGTTGTTCTTCCTGTTGCAGATGAGGCAGCACCAACACCAACAGGCGGTTCCAACAAACCAGTGACAGTTGATAAGAACGACATTCAAAATACTCGCGACTTCACTAACGACTACCGTTTATCGAAGAACGTTGTTCTTGGTATGATGATTGCCGATAAGAAGCATATCTTAACACCTCAAATGTTACAGCCAGCTTCTGGCGGTCAAGAACGTCTATATACCGTGCAGGAAATTGTGGGTAACTTGGCTGAAACTGCTAATAATATTTTGGAGCCAATTATTGATGTGTTACCAGGGGGTCGTTCTGGTTATGGCACTCAGTGGGTTATCTCGTCAGGATATCGTTTGAAGGGTGTGGTAAAGAATGAATCGCCAACATCAGACCACTGTAAGGGGCACTGTGTTGATATTGTGTTGAAGCTACCAGACAAGTACAACAAGACGTTCGAGATGATTCAGAAGATTGAACCATTGATTGTATATGATCAACTTATCTTGGAATATCGTTTCCCAGATTCAGTTTGGATTCATATGAGCTATCGTAAGGATAACAACCGTAAGATGGCGTTCACTATGGTCAATGATAAGACATACAAGCGTAACTCTAAAGGTCTACCAGCTGGATTCTTCTTGTTGAACACTATCCCACCGAAGGGTACAGTATAATGGCTGCTGTTTGGAATATTGAAGAACTTCCAAACATAGACGAGTACGTTGCGTTCAGCCATTCGTTCACGTACTCGGACGACGAGTTTCCATCTCAAACATACACTGTTGTTTTGACTCCGTTGGAGACTAACCCAGAGACAGTCTTTATTAGTGGTAACAACGTTTCTGGTTATTATTCGGATGTATTCAATATGTTCGTTAAGTATAAAACAAAGGCTGTACCTAACGAGTATATTGAAGTGAACAACTTTAGAAAAATTGTGGTTGAAAAGCTGGAGCAAATTATTGAGTATAGCCCAGACTTAACGCCAAACAAGACTTACACCTATACTGCGAATGTTTACAGTGAAGGTGATCTAGTCGACACAAGAGTCTTTACAAAAATCGTTAATAATAATTGGGATTTGAATAAAGAGCTTTTACTTCGTTACATATCAAACACAACTATCGCTGACGAAACACTTTACAAACAATGGATAAATAGTATTAATGCTGCTCCAGTTAGATGGAAGAACACGTCTAACGTTGTAATTAATTGGATATAAAATGCAAATCCCAAATACGTTTAAACTAAGAACTGGTGCCATTCAATTGGCAGACTTAGATGCAAACTTCGATATTATCCAAGTTACAGTAAACACGCAAGCTGAGACTATCCTTAAAGTCCAGACAGATATTTCTAACATCCAAACTTCTATTGCGAATTATTCAGCAATTCCTATTGGGTGTATTGTTATGTGGGGTGGTTCTGTATCAAACATACCTTCTGGGTGGAGATTGTGTGATGGTACAAACAACACACCAGATTTAAGAGACAGGTTTGTTATTGGTGCTAGATCAGATTCTTCTGGACCAGCTACAACTTTCGTCACTGGCGCTGATACAAAGACTGGTGGTAATAAAGATTCTGTTGTAGTAAACCACGGACACACTGCCACATCATACGCTACATCTTCTGGCTCATTGACTTCTGATACAGACGCTTGGTCAGCTACATTTTATGCCAATGATTCTGGTTTGTATGCGGCTGGCGGCTCAGTTTCTAACGCTGGATATAATGGGCAGACTTTTGAAGATAACTTCAGCTCATCGACTAACAATGAAAACAGGGGCGTGACTATATCTCGTTCAAGAAGTCACTCTCACACCCCAACGATTACAACGACAGTTACAACAACTATCACAGATTCTGGACAGTCTGGTACTAACAGAAACCTACCACCATACTACGCACTGGCGTATATTATGAAGGTATAACATGTCAGGAGTTTCAGTTATCGGGGACACTACAACAGGGCACGAAGGATACCCACCAACTAAAATGGTATCTTCTCCAGTATCTAAGACCAAGTTTAATGGTAAGAAACCAGGAGTTGTTGACGAGGCTTGTCAATTCTTACCGCACTCTAAAGGTGTTTCAGTACACCCGCAAGATATAAGATACCCAGTTGAGGGGTCTAAAAAGACAAAGATTGAGGGTTACTATCTTGCAAGAATCGGGGATAAGTTAGCAGACGGAGACGTTATTGCTAAAGGATCTGACAACACTTTTATAGAATAAGAATAAATAATATCTATGGCAAGAAATACAAGAACGTTCTCTGATTTAGACTTTAACTTCTCCCCTCACCCAGTGACGGGGGATTTAGTACAACGATACGACGAAAACGCTATCAAGCAATCCGTCAAAAATCTTCTTCAAATCCGCCACTATGAGAAACCATTCCATAGTGAAATTGGTAGCCCATTAAGAGAGCTACTATTTGAGAACATCACACCACTTACTGAGAAGATGGCACGTAGAGCCATCATCGACGTCATTTCTAACTTTGAACCAAGAGTTAACTTGATCGACGTCAACGTTATTGCTTCTGACGAAAATAACTCACTATACATCAATGTGGTTTTTAAAATTGTTAACACGGAACGACCAATAACTCTTGACTTCGTATTAGAGAGAACACGATAATGGCACAATCATCAAAAAGAATTAAAGTTAATGCATTAGATTTTGACGAAATTAAGAGCAATCTTAAAACGTTTCTTTCTTCTCAAGAGAAATTCCAAGACTACGATTTTGAAGGGTCTTCTTTCAACATCCTGTTGGACTTACTAGCATATAATACTCACTACAACAACCTATACACTAACTTAGCTGTCAACGAGATGTTCCTTGACTCTGCTTCAAAGCGTGCGTCTGTTGTTTCTATCGCGAAGACCCTTGGATATATCCCAAGCTCTGCAGTTTGCGCAAAAGCATATGTAAACGCCACAATTACTGCGCCAACATATTTCCAGAGCGTTATTACTCTTCCAGCGAACCAGCCGTTCTTAACTTCTATCGACGGTGTATCATATACATTCTATAACACATCTGACGTTACTACTGTTGCCGTTGGTGGTACTTATACGTTTAACGATATTGAATTGATTGAGGGCATTCCTCTAACATACAGCTACACTATTCGTCAAGGTCAGAAATACATTATCCCCAATCAGAACGTTGATCTTTCAACTTTGATTGTTAAAGTTCGTGAAACAGCTGATGATGATACATTTATTGTTTACACTCCAGCCTCTGCTGTTACTAGCATGGACTCGAATTCTAAGTCATACTTTATTAAAGAGTTGGATGACGGCGTGTATGAAGTTTACTTCGGTGATGGTGTTGTTGGTTACAAACCGATTGATGGTAACTACCTGACATTTGAGTATTACGTTTCATCATTAGAAGGACCAAACGGTGCTAACCAGTTCTCTTATGCTGGTACTGCTCTTTTAGGTTCTGGTCTTACAGTCGTTGCTTCTACGTCAGCGGTTGGTGGTGCATCTCCAGAAGACGTTGAGGCTATCAAATATAACGCACCACGTATGTTCGCCGCACAGAACCGTGCAGTTACAACTGAAGATTATAAGACGCTAATCATCAGAAACTTTCCTGCAGCATCTTCTGTTGTTGTTTGGGGTGGAGAAGATAACGACCCTCCAATCTATGGTAAGACTTTCATCTGCGTTAAACCAAAAGATACTAACAAGCTAACTGATACTGAAAAAGATTACATCAAGAATCAGATCATCGCTCCGAAGTCTGTTGTATCTATTACACCTGAGTTTATTGACCCAGAATACTTCAACGTTCAGATTGACGTTACTGCGTACTATAACGCAAAGGTTTCTGATAAGACTCCAGCTCAGTTAGAAACCCTAATTCGTGAAGCAATCTATGAATATGATGACACAAACTTGAAGCAATTCGACGGTGTTCTACGTTATTCTCAACTCGTTCGTTTAGTTGACGAGGTTGACCAAGCTATTGTAAACAACACAACTAAGATTCTAGTTCGTCGTGAGTTTACTCCACGATATAACCTATCAGCCGAATACAAGTTGAATATGATCAACCCGATCTTCAACTCTACTATTCCTGCAGAATCTGTTATTTCTACTGGCTTCTATATTCCAAACACTGCCAACGTTCACTATATTGACGATGATGGTCAAGGTAACTTGCGTCTGTTCTACTATGACGCTCAACAGAACAAATACATCGTTAATCCTAAGATCGGCGAAGTTGATTACCCAAACGGCACTCTAATCGTTCGTAACTTGACTATCACTTCTATGGCTGATGCAACGTTCGAGTTTATCTTGAAGCCAGAATCTTATGACGTTGTTACAGCTTACAATCAGATCGTACAGGTTGCTCGTAACTATTTGAACGTTAAGGTTATCAACGATATGACTGCTGCTGGTTCTAACCAAGCTGGTAAGAACTATGTCTTCACTTCTATTAGAAACCTAAAGTAATATGGCTGAAAACAACGACCTTAGAGTTGGGCTGAAGAATTTAGCAGCCCAACAATTACCAGAGTTCGTAAGGGCAGAATATCCAACATTCGTTGCTTTCGTTGAAGCATATTATGAATTCTTGGATAATCAAGGTGTTGACCTTAAAGAAATAAGGGATATTGATAGTACTCTAGACGAGTACATCAAATATTTCAAAGCCGAACTTGCTCACAACTATCCAGTAGTTTCAACCGAGACAAACAGCGAACGCTTCTTGTTAAAGCACATTAAAGAACAGTATCTTGCGAAAGGTTCTGAGTCTTCATATAAACTTCTATTCCGTTTGTTATATGGTAAAGACGTTTTCATTGACTATCCTGGTCGTCAGATGCTTAGAGTTTCTGATGGTCGTTGGACACAAGACGTTTCTATTTTCGTTCAAGTCGGTCAAGGTGATCCAAACGAACTAGTTGGTAAGACAATCAGCATTCAAACTGGTAAGAAAATTTACAACACTGCAGTCGTTTCTGGCGTTGATGCATCTTCAGGTGTGACAGCCAGCGTACAAAAAGCCGTGGTTGTTGACGAGAGCCTTAATATATGGGAACTGTTCCTTGATAGAAACTTCTATGGTGAGATTTCTCCAAATAATACTGTTAAGTATGGTTCATCTTTCCAAGCAACTATCTTACCAAACACAGCTAAAATTAAGATCGTAGATGCTGGTAGAAATTTCAGACCAGGTATGGTTTTCCAGTTAAACACTGGCGAAGGTACACCATTCTGGTTTAAAGTAGCCACTGTAACAGACGTTGGTGGGTTGAAAACTATTGATGTTATCAAGTTTGGTTTATTCTATAACACCAGCTTCTCAGTTACAGTTCTACCAACATCAGCAGTATCTACAAAGACTAGAAAATTATCTCAAATATCAGACTTAACATATACCGTTACAAGTAACGGTAAGATTGTCTTTTATGAATTGTTGAATCCTGGTCAAAACTATGTGTATCCACCTCTAGTTGAAATTACAGGTGATGGCACTGGAGCTGCCGCTCACGCCGTGATCGTCGATGGTAAAATTACAGAGATCGTGGTTGATAGTTTTGGTGAAGGGTATTCTGCAGTATATGCACAAATCACTAATGCCCCAGGAGATATTACTGGCACTGGTGGATCTGTTAAACCAGTTATTGGTTCAGACTACAATTACAGATTCAATGATAAAACTGACGGTTTTACTGAATCTGGTTATGTTAACTATGGCGATTATTGGTCACATGAGTTTTCAGACGGTACATACGTTGGTACTATTGCTCGTCAGTTCTTTATTAACGCTGCTGACACATTGGGTGATAACCCAGCTGTTCTGAACGTGAGTTTAGATGCTGTTTCTAAGTATCCAGGATATTACAGAACAAACGACGGCTTCTTGGATGATTCTATGATGATCCAAGACTCGTACTACTTCCAAGCGTTTGCTTATGTATTGAAGATCGACGAGCAACTAGAAAAGTATGCTTCTGTTGTCCGTTCTATGCTACACCCTTCTGGTATGGCTATGTTCGGCGAATACTCAATCAACAACAAGATTGCTCTTTCTGTTGGTCTTACATCTCTTGTCAAATCTCTTGGTGTTACTTTATATGATTCTGTATTGGCTGATGACAGTTATGAGTTAGACTCCAATGGAAACGTTATCCGAGGGACTGTATTTAAAGCATACAAGTATTTGGAAACAGAATACACTAATGCGTTTACAGACTCTACAAAGTATCTATTTACTAAGAAGTTAGAAGACTCGTACACAACATCAGAAGTATTCACTAAGGTCTTTACTAAAGGTATCGGTCTAACAGGTCAAGCTGAGACTGTATTTATGACAGAACTTGTGAATAAATATTTTGGTAAGACTGTAGAGGATACAACTAGCTTAGTTGAAATATTCGCCAAGTTATTGACGACAAAATCATTCACGGATTTTGCTCCTATTGGCGATACTCACGCATTAACATTCACCCTAAATACCATTAATGATCCAACATCTGGTGTATATGGAGAAGATGGGTTTATTACATTAGAACCCTATGACACAGGCTCTTACCAATTAGAGCACTACGCCAACGAACGACCATCAACTTTCTCATCTTAAAGGAGACTCTATGAACGAACAAATTAAACAAGGTAGCGAAGTATGCCCAAAGGGTTGGGTTACTGTCACTAAAACAAACGAATCAGGTCAAATTACTGAACAGTTCGAAGTACCTAACCTAGTTGTTACAACTGGTAAGGTTTACATCGCTGGTAAAATGATTGCGACTAACGCTGACGTTCCAGTTGCTATGACTCATATGGGTATTGGTACTGGTACTGCTTCTCCGCTAGCAGAAGACACTACACTAGGCACTCAAACTGGTCGTGTTCTATTGTCTGGTAACATCCAAGAAAACAACTCTATCACTTATACTGCTACATTCCCAGCAGGTACTGGTACTGGTGCTATTACTGAAGCTGGTATTTTCAACGCTTCTACTAACGGTACAATGCTTTGCCGTACAGTGTTCCCAGTTGTTACTAAGCAAGCTGGTGATACTATCGCTATCACTTGGAAAGTTACAGTAAGTTAATCTAAGTTTTTCTATATTATAATAAGTTAAACTATCGACGGAATAAAAATGGCAGATACAAAATTAGTAAAATCGATCTTATTTAAAGCACTCGCTGAGGGTGTTTATAGAGACGTTGTTACGAAGTCTTCTTCATACTACTACTTTCTAGGTCAAACTTTACAGTGGGTTGACGAGAACAATCCACCATCGCCTGTTGATAGTTTAACATACGATCACGAAGTTCGTAATGAGATTATTACAATTAAAGAAATCAAACCATCGGACGTTGCATTCGTTGTAAAGCGTAGAGATTGGGCGTCTGATGTAGTATATGATATGTACGATGACCGTTACTCTGATGAAGTTCTTGGTTTGAACATTACATCTGGTGGCGCTGGTTACATCAACTTAAACGACATTTCTATCACCATAGAAGGTGGTGGCGGATCAGGAGCAACTGCCGTTGTTTCTGAATTGACTGGTTCTTCTATTTCTGGCGTTGTTCTAACCAACCCAGGGACTGGATATACTTCTGAACCAACAGTAACTGTTACATCGGCTTCTGGAACTGGTTGTGTTATGAAAGCCGTAATCGGTATTTCATCTACTGGCGTTCAAAAGATTGAACAGGCTGCCTTCTATGTTGTTACTGACGAATACAACGTGTATAAGTGTTTGGATAATAACAATGGTGCGCTTTCTAAAGTAAAACCTTCTGGCACTCAACTAGATCCAATCAAAACTATTGATGGTTACATTTGGAAGTTCATGTATAACATTCCAATTAACCTCCGTAACAAATTCTATACCGATGAATATATCCCTGTGGTTTCAGCTTTGACTAACCACTTCTATTCAAACGGCACAATTGACAACGTGTACATCACCAACCGTGGTGAAAATTATTCAAGCGCAATCGTTTCTGTGACGGGTGATGGGTATAGAGAATCTGACCCTATTCTTATTACACGAGCAACTGTCGTTAATGAAGGTACTGGTTATTCTGAAGGCGCAACTATTGAGTTTGCCCCTCCGTTTACATCATTCTCGCCATATATCCCAAGCGGTTCTGTAAACCTTGGTCAAATTATTAAAAACAGTTATGATGACTTCTATGAAGTTTCTACTCCTGGTCAAATGGGACCAGTGCAACCAAGTCATAAGTTTGGTACTGTTCTAAGCGGAACGTCAGCGTTAAAATATCGTGGTACTACTATGCGTGGTACATTGACATTGAGAAATGACAAGAATATTACAGCTATCAATATCTTGAGCGGAGGTTCTGCATATACATTACCTCCAATTATTTCCGTTGATGACCCAACTGGGCAAGGCGTGCAAGCTACTGCTATCATTGGAGACTCTTCTATTAGTTCTATCACAATTGATAACAACAGTTCAAACCACAATTATGTTTCTCCAATTCTAACAGTTGTTGGTGGTGGCGGTTCTGGTGCTATTCTGCAACCAGTTCTAGTCAACGGTGATATTGATGAAGTTGTTGTAGTTTCTGGTGGCCAAGGGTATACTGAAGTGCCAACAATTCGCATAGAAGACGTTTCTGGCGCTGGTTGCACAATGACTGCAGTATTATCAGGTTCACCTATTTTAGAAATTTTAGTTGTAGATGGCGGTGAAGGATATACCGATCCAGAAGTTGTAATCACTCCTGCTCCTGGTGATGTTGGTTTCGGGGCTATTGCTGCAGCGACTGTTGAAACTGGTGTTATTGATGATGTATCATTGGTTGGTAGCGTCCGCGAAGTTGTATTGATTAGTTCTGGTTCTGGTTATTTAAAACCACCAGAAGTTACAATTAGTGGCGGTGGCGGAAACTACGCTGTCGTTCGTTCTAAGTTGTATGCCGACAAGGTTATCTCAACAAACGTTATTAACGCTGGTGAAAATTATCTTGGTACGCCAGATGTTACTTTTGGTACACCGTGGTCTCAAGGTCTAGAAGTTTATACAAATGACCAGTTTTCTAATGGTTCTAACTTGTACACTGTTGTTGAAGGTGGCTTCTTCGGTCACGTTTCTCCATCTTGGAATAGCGGCACTCAGTATACTTCTGTCCCATGGGCTGCAACTACTGAAGTGTTTGAAGGTGAAACTGTATACCAAGAAATTTCTGGTGTAAAACACTTATACTTAATCCTAGAAGATGGTTATACAAGCACTACTTCTCCTGATTTTACTTCTGGTGATGGTGCTGGAGCAACATATGGTGTTGGTTTAAGATATGTTGGTATTGTTGCAAGTTTAAGACGCGATGGTTCTGTTGCAACTGGTTATGCTGTTATGCGTTACGGTGCAGGTTATTCTGTAACTCCAGCAGTTAATATCATTGACCCTAACGGTTCAGGGGCAGAGATTAACTTCTTTACTGCTAAGTCTGAAGCTAAGATTTCAGCGATTACCGAAAACGGACAAATTATTTACTTGGTTATCGACGATCCTGGAGTTGGTTATACTAAAGCAACTCTAAGTGTTACTGGTGATGGTCAAGGAGCATTGTTGACGGCTGACTTGTCTCTTGGAGCTATTTCTTCACAACAGGCAAATAACGAAATCTTAACGCCAGCTGGTACTATTGATGCGATTGCTATTGTTTCTGGCGGTTATTCTTATGGTGTTGCTAACATCCTTATTGAAGGTGACGGTACTGGCGCGACTGCAAAAGCTATCATTGACCCAATCACTCAAGCTATCACTAAAGTTCAAATCGTAACTAGAGGTGAAGGATATACATACGCTAATATTAAAGTTATTGGTAACGGATCTGGTGCTAATCTAAGAGCTATCATTTCCCCATATGGTGGCCACGGTAAGAGTTCCCCTGAAGAATTGTATGCGACTAATTTGATGTTCTATACTAACATTTCTAACGACCTTAACCAAGGTGTTGTTGTTGGTAACGACTATCGTCAAGTTGGTATCATTAAAGACCCTCGCGTATTTGATGGTTTTGAACGTTTCCAAGGTTCTTTAGGTTCAGCTTGTTTTATCGTTCAAGCTCCTGTTAATATCCAAAGATTCTCTAAAGACGAGGATCTATACATTGAACGTATTACTCACCCAGATATTGAATGGGCACCTTCTCTATTGTTGAATACTGGCGATTTTATTTGGACAGACGAAAGAATCTATGCTGTTGCTGAAGGTGGCGTTGCGGGTTCTTCTGCTCCCACTTCTACAACTGGCACTGAAACAAACGGTTTCGCGAAGTTAAACTATGTTGGCTCAACTAAACAGAAAAAGCGTTACAGAATCGTTTCTCTATCTTCTGCCTTTGCCTTGGTTCAATCCCTGGATAGCGATATCCCAGAGTCTAATGACGTATTCATTAGAACTAGTAACATCTCTGACAACTTTACTGCTATTTCTGTTGGTATGCCCAACTTTGATAAGTTCTCTGGTCAGGTATTGTACATCGACAACAAACAAGGTTTCACTCCATCTGGCGATGAAACTATCACACTACGAACAATTGTTCAATTTTAATACACTAAATAATAGAGTTATTGTTTAACTTTTAAAGAGACAAAAAGAATGGCACTTGATTTTAACACAGAACCGTACTTTGACGATTACGACGCTAAGAAAGACTTTTATCGCGTTCTGTTCCGCCCGAGCTATGCGGTGCAGGCACGTGAACTTACACAATTGCAGACGATTCTGCAAAATCAAGTTTCTCGTTTCGGCGATCACGTATTTAAAAATGGTTCTCAAGTAATCCCAGGTTCAGTGAACGTAGATAATAAGGTTCACTTCATTAAACTTGAGCAGTTTACAGGTACGGTTGATGTTTCCACTTATATTGAAACATTCAAGAACAAGATTATCACTGGAGAAACATCTGGTGTTAAAATGCGTGTTCTTGACACTTCTGGTGGTTCTGCAGTTGTTGATCAACTGAACGTACCAACTCTATACTGTAAGATTGAAGGTACTGCCGACGATACTATTACTAATCGTTTGCAACCAGGCGAAAACATTATCGCTTACACTGAAGATAACTTAATCTCCACAAACTTCCGTCTAACGGAAGACCAACTTACAGATATTACAGCTGTTATTAAGTTGACTGGTTCTGCTTCCGAGACTCCAACAACTTATACTAATAACGCTTCTTCTGACGTTATCGGTTACGGTTACAGCGTCGACGTTGGTGCTGGTATTTACTACGTTGATGGAACTTTCGTTCGTAACGACGATCTAAAATTATATGTAAGCCGATTCAACAACACGCCAACTTGCCGTGTTGGTTTCAAAGTAACTGAAGAAACAGTTGCACCAGAAGATGATGAATCTATCTTAGACAACGCCACTGGTTCTTACAACTTCGCGGCACCTGGCGCACACCGTTATAAAATATCTCTATCTCTAGTTAAGCTACCGCTGACTGGTAAGGATACATTCAAGTTTGTTGAACTAGTTCGTATCGTTGATGGTCGCGTCCACCAGAAAATTACAAATAGTTCTTACGCCGAACTAGAGAAGTCTCTCGCTCGTCGTACATATGATGAGTCTGGTAACTATGAAGTTAACAAGTTTAAGTTATCTGTTCGTGAACACCTGAATGATGGTATCAACCAAGGTATCTACACCCCATTAGCTGATGGTACACTTCCAATCGAAGGTGTTACTTATGGTGATGAGAACAAATTCTGTCTAGTTGTAGATCCAGGCAAAGCATATATCCAAGGTTATGAGATTGAATCTTCAGCCTCTCAATTTGTTAACTTCAACAAAGCTCGCGAGATTAATGGAGTTGAGGGTAATCACATCCAACGTACTGATCAACAAACTGTTGGTCTAAATCTTGGTAGCTATGTAGAAATTAAGAATCTTTATAATATTCCAGATATCCTGAACTATGAAAAGGTATATCTAACAAAAGTTCTACAACCACGTGTTGCTCAAGCAACATGTACAGTTAACCCATCAACAGGCGCATTGACGTCAGTTACTTTGGTTGATGGCGGTTCTGGTTATACTGCTGGATGGGATGAAAGCACTCCAGGATGGGCTACTCACTTTTCTGTTGTTTACAGAACTAGTAACGCACCAACAACTCCAGCTAAACTAAACGTAACTGTAACAAACGGTAAGATTACTAACATTGCTATCGCGGATGCTGGCGCAGGATATAGTGCTTCTGTTCCACCTGAAATCCGCTTAGACTACAACTCTAACATACCACTCGGCATTCAACCATCACAATCTAACATTGTAGGTACTGCACGTGTTAGAGGTATTCAACTATCTGATATTGATGCTTCTATTCCAACTAATTCTGTATACAAACTAGGTTTGTTTGACATTAAGATGTTCGAAGGGCAGTCTTTCGAGCGTGATGTTAAATCTGTGGTTGGTTTAGGTGTTACTGAGAATTTCGCTTGCGATATTTCACCATCAACATATGCAATTCCAGGAACTGCTTCTTCAACTTCTGGTAACACTATTGTTACAGGTCAAGGAACAGTTTTCAACTCAACAATTAAGGTTGGGGACATTGTATTCTTGAATGATGTTTTCATTGGAACTGTTGCTACAACATCAGGTACTGTTAACGGCACTGAGCTTGGAAACTTTGCATTCCAATTGTCTGGTAACGCACCAGTAAGTATTGCAAACGCACGTATCACAGTATTCAGCACTAAGCTAAACCTACCAACTTTTGAATCTTTACTATTCCCAGTTGGTCAAAACAACATCAAGACTCTACGTGGCTACTTGAACGGCGCTGATAGTTTCAAGAACAGCAGCATCATCGTTCGCCGTCAGTTTGAAGTTCGTTCTTCTACAAGTAACTCTGTAACTTGGGATCTAACTGCTGACAATGAAAACTTCTTGTCTGATCAAGATGATTCTAACTACTTGTTAGTCAACGTTGATTCTGGTCTTCCAGTTTACTGGACAGTTGATGATACTTCTAAGGTTTATGTTTCTTTCGACAACGACGAGAATCGTACAGAAGTTACATTTAACAACGTTCCACCAGGACAGAACTATTACTTGATCGCTTCTGTTCTTCAATATTCTAACTCTGCCCAAGAAGCTGTTAAGTCTCTGAACAAGACAGGTTCTATGGAGATCGAGAACAAGAAGATTGTAAACTCAAATACTATTGATTTGGCGCACGCTGACATCTTCAAACTAGTAAGCGTTGAAATGACGCCAGACGATGGTACTTACACTTTCAACGAAGATAACGTTGTAGATATTACTGATCGTTATACTTTGGACAACGGTCAACGTTCTTCTTACTACACTTATGGCGCATTGAACCTGAAGCCAGGACAACCTGTACCAAATGGTCCAATCCGTATTAAGTACTGGTATTTCACTTATTCTAAGTCTGGCGGCAACGGTGGTAACTACTTCTCTGTAGACTCATATACTATCGGCACAAACGGAGTTAAGTATGAAGAAATCCCATCATACTTCACAACAGACGCTGTGACTGGTAAGACTAAAGAAGTTAGTTTGACTGACGTTGTTGACTTCCGTCCAGTTCTAACTGCACCTTCTGCTAACGCATGGAACCCAGAGCTACCTATGCTTGGTTCTGATATGGCTTGCCCTCGTGCAAACTATGTTGGTCGTATCGATAAAGTTGCTCTTGACTCTTTCGGTAAGTTTAACATCATCACTGGCGTTCCTGCTGAAATCCCTAAAGAACCAGATGATCCAAAAGAAGGTATGGTTCTTGCAACAGTTACAGTTCCACCATACACTAAGTCTGTTAAAGACGTCACTGTTACTCAACGAGACAATCGTCGTTACACAATGCGCGATATTGGTCGTTTAGAACGTCGTATCAACAAACTAGAATATTATGTAACTCTTTCTCTACTTGAGAAGGATACTGCTCAACTTTCTATCGTTGACGAGACTACTGGTCTAGATCGTTTCAAGAACGGTTTTATCGTTGACCAATTTACTGGTCACGGTGTCGGTGATGTTAAACATGAAGACTATCGCGTGTCAGTTGATTCTAAGAATAAGATTCTACGCCCAATGCACTACACTAACGCAGTTGAGTTGGTTGAAGACTTAACTTCTGGTGCTGACCGTGCTAACAAGACTTACCAAAAAACTGGTGACCTTATCACCCTTCCATATGCTGAACAAGATTATATCTTCAACGCCAATGCTACACGCACAATGGACGTTCGCGCAATCTCTATGGGTGCATTCAAAGGTCAAGTTCAGTTGTATCCAGAAGGTGACAACTGGAAGTCTGTAAACCGTCGTCCAGACCTAACTGTTGTTGACGATAACAACTACGATGCGATCAAGTTTATCGCTGACTATACTGGCGTGACTGGTACTGATTGGAATGAGTGGCAAACTCACTGGACTTCAATCACAACTACAACATCAGAATATCGCTCTGGCAACACTCAGTATGAAGCCACAACTACAAATTACAGTGGTTACAATGACCGTTCTGGTGTAACAACTACTCTAACTTCTTCTGTTAACACTCAGTCTTACGGCGACCGTGTTGTGGATATGTCTTATATCCCTTACATGAGAGCAAGACCAGTTACTTTTGTTGCCCAAAACCTGAAGCCAACTACTCGCTTCTATCCATTCTTTGACAAGATTCCAGTTAAAGAATATGTGAAGCCAGCTGATGTGTTTAAAGTAACACGTGTTTCTAACTCTCTAATGTCTTTTGAGTTGGCAGATCTTCAAAACAACGTTCTAACTGACGACCCACGCCGTGCGTTTGATGGTACTGTATACAGAACAGTTGTTGGTGAAACTGGTAGCCGTGTTGAGCCAGCGTTTGGTTTTGGTGATGTTATTGCAAACACAACTCACACTGCAATCAACATTGTTTCTATCGCTAACCTAACTTCCCCAGCTACAACATTCACAATGGTTGTATCTGACACTAGCAACTTGTTTGTTGGTAACCACGTTGTTCTTTACAACCTAAACTACCACAACTCAACTCCAGTTACACGTTGGCAAGATTACTCTGGTACAGTTATTCCAGTAAGTAATAAACTTATCAATCCAGCTGCAAGCTCTAAACAACTTAACTTGAAAACTTTCAAGATTGTTGGCATCAACGGTGGCACTTTAACTCTTGGTAACATTGATGGTTCTTCCATCGAAGCGTTTGATGCGTATTCTACTGCATCATATGACGATAACCAAAGAGGTCGTTTATACCGTTTGAAGGCTTCTGGTGTCGTTGCTTATGGTGGAACAATTCACAGTTCAGATACTATTGGACCAATCCAACAAGATATTCACATCGTTAACATCAAGAACGGTTTTGGTGTCGGTGAAACATTAACTGGTACTGTTACAATTGGTTCTACTGGTAACTATAACGGTTTTGTTGTTAATGAGATCAATGGCGCGACTACTGGCTTCACTATGAAGAGTATCGGCGATCACAATACAACTGACGTTGACGGTTCTGTTGTTGGTGTATTCTTTATCCCAGAAACTGATGCTTTGGCATTCCGTACTGGCGAGCGTACATTCAAACTAACAGATAACCTATCTGATAGTAGCGCACAGTTCGACTCTTCAGGTTCTGCTGTTTACTACGCACAAGGTATCGCTCTTGACAAAGAACGTACTGTTGTTTCTACTCGTGCTGCGCAGTTTATCCAATCTGCTGCATACGAAAACACACGCGACCAAGGTCTACCACCAGTTCGCCGTTCTACAACTTCTACTCGTGTTCTATACCAATATAGCACTGACCCATTGGCTCAGACTTTCGTGGTTAACAATCCAGGTGGTGCGTTTGTAACTTCTATTGACCTATACTTCTCTGAAGCTGGTCGTCGTCCAGTTGCTCTAGAACTTCGCCCAACTGATAATGGCGTTCCTTCTTCTACTAAGGTTATTCCGTTCTCTCAAGTTGTAAGAACTCCTTCTGAGATCGTTGTTTCTGAAGACAGCTCTAAACCAACTCAGTTCAAGTTCAGATCTCCAATCTATCTACAAGATAACGAAACTTATGCGTTCGTTGTTATGACTGACGAGCCAGGTGCCCAAATGTGGGTTTCTGAGATGGGTCAGAAGGATATCTTGACAGGTAACACTATTGCTGGACAACCTCTAACTGGTTCTCTGTATGCTTCTCAGAACGCCCAAGAATGGGAAATCCATACTCTATTGGATATTAAGTTCGTCTTGCGCACAGCTAAGTTTAACACTAACGTTCAATCTGAACTGTTCTTGAAGAACTCACCACCAGATAACATTGGTCTAGATAGCAATCCATTCACTATTACTAATGGTGTGACGAAGGTTCGCATTAAAGCTAGAAATCATGGTTTAATGGCTGGCCAAACTGTAACTATCAGCGGTGTACCGCAAGGTTTCCATGGTTCGATTGATTTAACAAAGGGTATCCCAGATACCATGTTGAATGCTACGCATACAGTATTGTCTGAAGGTCTAGATAAAGATAGCTTTATCATTCAACTGACTACAACTGAAGCTGGCTCTGGTAACAACCTATTGTCTGGAACAACTGCAGACTTTACTACTGGTCAATATGGTGGAAATTCTGTTTCCATTACACGTGGTCTATTCATGGACGACTTATATTTAAAGACTTCAGACTTGGTGTTCACTGATACCAAGATTGACTACTATGCTAAGACAATGAACACTAATAGTGTCATCGGTTCTTATCTACCAGTTGTTGCAAATAGTGATAATAACTTTACCACACGCATGATGATCCCTGCATTAGAAAATTATAATACTGTTAATAACGTTAAGGTGGCTCCTCTGCAAATTAAAGCAGTTATGTCTTCATCTAACCCTAACGTGTCTCCAGTTATCGACTTACAACAATTGTCTGGTTTCGCGGTTTCTAATTTGATCAACAATACTTCTGCTTCTGAATTGAACGTTGCTGATATTGATACTCGTGTGTTGTTAACTGCAAACGATATCGTAACTGCCGACACGGAAGAACAAGGTACTGGTAATCTTACAACAGCTAGCACTTCTAGCACTTCTATCACTGGTACTGATACATTGTTTAGATCTCAAGTATTCCCAGGTAACAAACTATACAGAAAGAGCGATAACCAACTAATTGGTACTGTTTCTACTGTTAGCGGAACTGTTGATACTAGCTTAACTCTTACTGCTAACTCCCTAATTGATATTAGCGGTGCAACTGAGTTTATCATTCAAGCTAACCCAACTCTATCTTTCGCGAATAACGCTGATGGATTAGGTAAGATTAGCACTAACATTGATACTGCAGATAACCTATTGTCTTCAGCGAGCGTTGGTAAGGTAATGATTATCACTGGTGTTGACGGTGATGCTGTATCTCCAAAACTAATCGACGGTACTTACACAATTACTGATGTTCAAGTTATCGAAGACAGAACTGTTTATGCTGGTAACTCTGAAGGTGATATCTGTATCATTACTCTAGATCGCGGTTTCGGTACTACTGCCACTATCGACATGATCACTGACGGTAATTTCAATATCTCTATCTTGGATAAATATGTTGATGATACTGCACCATATGGAGCTTCTAACAATGCTAACTACATTACAAGAACTCTATCTCTAGCTGAACCAGCGGAAGTTATCAAAGTTATTTTTGATGCAAATATTCCAAACAGCACTGAGATCAAGGTGTATTACAGAACTTGGACTGGCAACGACGTTGATTTGAGAAAGCTACGTTGGAATGATACTGGTTACGTGAGCGATGCTAAAGACGTAAGTAGCGATTTCGTTGAACGTGAAATCACTAAGTCTGGTGTCCCATCATTCAACAACGTACAAATCAAAATTGTTATGAAGTCTACTAGACCTGTTGCTGTTCCTAAGATTAAAAACCTAAGAGTATTGGCGCTTACATAAAATGAGTTTAGAAAAAGTTGAGGGATATACCCATCTTAGAAAAGACACCTCCTCTGGAGGTGTCGTAAATATTGATAAAAAGTCTTTCGCTTCATATAAGACGCAAAGACTTTTTGCTCTTCAAAAACAAGAAGAAACTAAACATACAATTGATTCTGTAACTAAGTTAGAAACAGAAATAAATAATATCAAGAGCGACATGCAAGACATCAAGGTTATGTTGATGTCATTACTAGAAAAAGGTAAATAATGGCTATCATTCACTTAAGACAAGATAAAGAAAGACCCCTTACAATTGAAGAGGTTGATTCTAATTTTGATTCTTTAAACCAAGAAGTTGCACAAAAGCTAGATACTGTCACATTCACCGCAGAAAACATTCTAAATTTATTAGAACCTGTCTCTGGTGTAGATTCAACAGTTGATGCCAAGAAACTTCAAGGATATCTACCAAGCCGAACATCTCAACCAAATACCGTTGCAATTAGAGATTCTCTTTCTAACATCTACGCTAACCAGTTTTATGGTGTGCACGTTGGTGCTGTTCTTGGAAACGTTACTGGTAATTTGGTTGGTACTGTAACAGGTAACGCATCAAACGTTGATGGCGTTGTTCAAATTGAGCACGGTGGTACTGGAGCTTCTAACGTATCTAACGCAAGAAACAACCTTGGTCTTGGTAACGTGGCTGTTCAAAACAAGAACGCCATTGACATTACTGGCGGTACAATTACTGGTATTACAGATATTACTGTTGCTGATGGTGGTACAGGAGCTTCAACTGCTTCTGGCGCTCGTTCAAACCTTGGTTTAGTTATTGGTTCTGATGTTCAAGCCTACGCTGCTACTTTGTCAGGTTTGTCTGCAACGAGCGGTGATGGTTTCTTAATTAGAACTACAACAAACTCTGCGGTTGTTCGTAAGTTTGTTGCGGGTAACTCTATTGACCTTACAAATGCAACTGGTGTTGGTGGTGATATCAATATTGGCGTCACACTAGCACCTTCATTCAGCAGTATTACTAAAGTTGGCACAAACGGTTCTGGTGACCTTGGCCAAAGTGGTAATCGTTGGGGTACTATCTGGGCGCAACAACTAGCCCTTGGTCACGGCAATGCCGTTGAAGGTGGCGGCATTTATGCTACTGGTAACATTGTAGCGTATTACTCTGATGAAAGATTAAAGACTAAACTCGGAACAATCGAGAATGCTCTTGACAAGATTGAACAACTTGAAGGTTTTTATTACGAGGCTAATGAGACTGCTCAAGAACTTGGTTATAAAGCTAAACGAGAAGTTGGCGTTTCTGCTCAAAAGACTCAGGGTGTTCTACCTGAGATTGTACACCCAGCAGCGATTGATAATAAATACTTAACAGTTGATTATGACCGTTTTGCTCCATTGTTCATCGAAGGTATTAAAGAACTTCGTGCAGAGCTTCGTTCAATCAAGAAACATATTGGGATGGAGTAATAGATGCCATTAATTACCACTCGCGTTACGGCTGCAGCAGACGCAACAGTAAAGGGTTCACCTTTAACAAACGCTGAAATTGACCAGAACTTTATTAACCTTAATAATGCTGTTACGGTTTCTGGCGATGCTACTGGTTTTGTAAACAGAACAAGCAGCACAATCACATTTGATGATGTTACTAGAACATTAACGTTGGCTCCAACTGGCGCGAACTTCACGATCTATTACAAAGGTAAGGCTGTTTTAATAGATGCGCCAAAGACAGTTATCCTTGCCAATGCCAGCGGTTCACATTGGATTCACTGGGATTATAACCAAGCTAAATTGGTAGACATTGGATCAACCCCAAACATTAAAGATAACTTATTAGTCGCCTACATTTATTGGGACGCTTCTACATCATACGCTATTTTCTTTAGCGATGAACGTCACGCTGTATCTAATGACAAAACTTGGCACTACCACCAACACACCAATATTGGTGCTATCTGGAAATCTGGCGGTGATATTACTTATACCGTCAACAACCCAAACACTGTTGGTCTTTCATTAGCTTCACCAATCGTTTTAGTTGATGAAGATCTAGAACACAGTATTATTCACTCTGAAGTTTCTAGTGGAAATTATGAGCAGGTTCTATCCAGCGTTTCTACTGGTCTTGCTATTCTGCCAGTAATATATCTAAGCGGAACAACATATACGCGAGTTGGCGCTGGAACAGAACTTCCATGGTATCCATCAACTACAAGAGGTTTTTATAACCCTATTATTGAAGGTGTTGGTTCTGTAACAGCTTCTCCAACTGATGATACATATATCGTTTATTGGATTATTGCAACAAACGATATGAGAGCTCCTATCAAAATGGTGATGGGTAGAAATATTTGGACAACATATGCTGAAGCAGAAACCGAGAACTTTGATTCTTATGGTTTGCCTATGCCAGAAATTGCCCCAATGTATAAGGTAGTCCTGAAGACCCGTTCTTCTTATACTCAAAACTTAGCTCGTGTAAATATCGTGGCTATTAGAGAATTGATGGGTAAACAAAATACTAGATCTAACTCGTTTGATACATTATCTCATGACGCTTTATCTGATAGATTCTTAGCAGATCAACACAGTATTTCTTCAATCACTGGTCTTCAAACTCAACTTGATAGTGTTTCTGGCGCTTCTGTTGCCATGGCTATCGCATTAGGATAATAAATAAAGTTATGGCTAATACATTCAAATCTTATCTTGCTTCCTCAGTAACAACACAGACTACTGTGTTAACTGGCGGAATTGCTACACAAACAACGTTGATCGGTCTTTCTCTGGCTAATACTACAACTGGCGCTGCGTCAGTATCAGTTGTATTAAGCAGAACTTCTGTTGACTATCACGTAATTAAAGGTGCCGTTGTTCCTGCCGCCGATACTCTAGTTTTATATGGCGGTGACCAAAAATTGGTTCTACAATCAGGAGATGTTTTAAAGGTGACTTCTTCTGCAGCGGTTGACGTTATCGCATCAGTACTAGAGGTGAATTAATGGGTTTACTTTCTGGCAGCGGAGCAGCCGCATATAAAAGCGTTGATAGAACAAACTTTACAGCCACTGCTGGGCAAACTACATTCACTTTATCGCAAGGATATGCTGTTGGTGATGTCGATGTTTTCTTGAATGGTGTAAAGTTATTGGAAGGTGACGACTATTTTGCAACTAACGGCTTTAGTATTGTATTGAACTCAGCAGCTGGTGTTGGAGACTTTGTCCAAGTTGTATCATATAACCAGTTCAACGTTGCGAATGCATATACAAAATCTGAAGCTGACACACGTTATATGGTTGCTACTGGTCAGACTCCAATGCAGTCATACTTAAGATCCCCCAATTATGGTGTTTCATCTTGGTCTGATACTGATTCTGTTTCGTTAGAAGCTAGTCAAGGTTCTGGTACACAGGGTGTATCTGTAAAAGCATGGGGTCGCTCTATGCCAACCTATGGTGGAGATGTACATTACGTTACTGACACCAGAGGAGTTTCTGGTTCTCATAGGTTTTATGGGTGGTCTGGAACAACATGGACTGAATATGCTAGAATTGATTCTTCTGGTAGATTAGCGGTCGCTAACCAACCTATCGCGTCAGTTAGTTATGGCGGTACTGATATTGCCGCAACTAACATTATTCAGTTAAACAATAGACCGATTACTCGTGGCGGTATGGTTATCGCTAACAACAGAATAACTGTACCAGTTTCTGGCGTTTATATTGTTGGTTATCATCATCTAGCAACTTCTAACGGTTGTCAAGTTTCTATAAGAGTTAATGGCGTTGATATTAATGGTGGCGGTGGTTCTAGAACTCAAGGGCATGCTCCAACAAATCACGATAACTTCTCGGTTCAAAACCCTGTTTATATAAACGCAAATGAATACATAGAATTTTATGTAATTAACTCAACCGTACATGGTAATGCTGATTATAATAGAATGTATGCATATTTGGTAAGTTAAGGATAAAAATGAAACAATATACAATAACTCTAACAGATGCAGAAGACAAAGCACTATCTGTATTTGTAGCTGACCAGAATGAGTGGATTCAAAATGCAGTTCACGCTAGATGTTATCTGGCGATTGAAGAATTAGTACAAGCTGAAGTACAACGCAAACTAACACTCGGCGAGCCAATCACTGGTACTAAAGACGATATCGTTCTTGCGACAGAGGTCGAAACTGCTGCTGAACGACAAGCTCGTTTGGAAGAAGAATTCAGACAGTTTCAAGAACAACAAGGATAATTAAATGAGTAATGCTCGTAACCTTGCCAGGTTGTTACCAAACGCAGCTGGACAAATACCTTCTGCTAATTTACAAGATAGTTCTATCATTTCTTCTAAGATAGCATCACAAGCTATCTTACCAGCAAACATGACAGCCAGCGCGATCGTTGGTTTTGTAAAATATGAAGATCATCCAAGCAATGATAATTATACTTTAATTGCAGCAGATACAGATTACCAAACTGCGGTGAGCATTACATATGCCCCAAAGTTTTCAAACAGTCTTATCTTGATACACGCAGAACATCAAGTTCGTATTATCAACGCTCTTGGCGGAACTCTTGGTATTAAACGCGATGGCTCATATGTCAATGGTTCAAATCTAAGAAGTAGTTTAGCATTTGTGTATAAAGGAGACTCGGTAAACCACCACTATCAATTAGCGTGCGAAACAGTAGTCCCTGCTAACAACACTGCATCTACAACTTTTACTTTATGGTTTACACCTTATGGTGGCACAGGCGAAGTTAACAACGGATGGGGTAATAGAATTATGTGGTTGATGGAGATTAAACAATGAAATATATTGCCAAAGCTATTGAATCGCTTGCGCCAAATTCTAAATGGATTCTACACGAAAGCGACTTGAATAAACTTGAGTGGGTTGAGTGTTCTAAAAAACCAACTAAACAACAAATTATTGACGAGTCGATTAGATTAGAAGAACTCGATAAGCAAAACGAGTACAGAACATTAAGATCTAAAGAATATCCATCTATCGGTGATCAATTAGATGCCCTTTTTAAAGCTGGTGTATTCCCAGAAGAAATGGCTGCACAAATCCAAGCGATCAAAGATAAATATCCAAAACAATAATGGAAAAATAACATGGCATTGTTAACAGGTCAATCAGCCCCTAAGTTCTCCCAATACACATCTGATCAATTCGCTGGTAATGGAACAACTACTACATTCACTTTATCTAGAGTACCACCATCAGCAGCTTCGTTGATAGTCACGATTGATGGTGTAAAACAACACACATCAACATATTCAATTGGTAGTGGACAGGTTTCCTTCACGGAAGCGCCACCTGCTGGATCTTCTATTGAGTGTATTGCTCTAACTGCTTCTGGTCTCACTATCACCCCAGCAGACTCGAGCGTTTCTTCTGCATCTATCGTTAATGGTAACGTCACTGTTCAAAAATATGACGTTGCAAACTCTAATGGTACTGGGGCTATGGTAATTCCTTCTGGTACTAACGCTCAACGACCAGGAAACACTATTGGTTATTTCCGCCACAATGTTGATCGTAAAGCCATTGAATTTAACGATGGTACTGGGTGGCAAGTTGTAAAGAGTTTAGTAAATACAACTGGCGGTACTGTCGTAGAAACTCCAACTTATAGACTACATGCTTTCTTATCCAGCGGAACATTCTACACAGATACTGCAATGAACGTAGACGTTCTATTGGTAGGCGGTGGTGGTGCTGGTGGTCAAGGTTATGGTGACCAAGATACTGGTAAAGGTGGCGGTGGTGCTGGTGGTGTTGTTTATAAACAAGGTCACTCTATCACTGCAGGGTCATACCCGATTATTGTCGGTGCTGGTGGTGCTGGTCGTAGTCACGGGTGGAACAGCGCAACAACTTCTGGTATGAAGGGTGATAATTCCATAGCGTTCGGTGTGACTGCTCTTGGCGGTGGTGGTGGCGGTGCTTCTGATAATTATGCTGCTCCGACATCTGGTGGTTCTGGTGGTGGTGGCGGTGCAAGAAACGGTACTGATTCCAACACTCAAGGTGCGGCTTCAATTCAAACCACCTTTGCTGGTTGGACAACCAAAGGTAACTCTGGTGGTTATGGTGGCGGTAACGGTAACTATGGCGGTGCTGGTGGTGGTGGTGCTGGTGGCGTGGGTGGAACACCTGTTGTTTCTGTAAACAACTCTACTGGCGGCAATGGTGGTATCGGCGTTGACTTATCTGGCATCTTCGGCAATTGGTTTGGTGAAGGTGGTTGGTTCGGTGGAGGTGGCGGTGGTGGAAGCTATTCTACTTCTGCGTTGTTAGCACAAAGCTCAGGTGGTCAAGGTGGCGGTGGTAATGGCGTTTCAGCCAGAGAATATTCAGCTGGCGCTGGTGTTTTCAGCATCAACAGAATCAACGGTCTACCAGGAACTGGCGGCGGAGGTGGTGGTGCCTCTGAAGATGCTGCTCTAAAAGCATGGTGGGGTTCTTGCTCTGGTTCTGGTGGATCAGGTATTGTACTAGTAAAAGTTTATCTATAAGGTTAGAACATGGCACATTTCGCAAAAGTTGAAAATGGAATTGTTACACAGGTTATTGTAGCTGAACAGGATTTTATTGATAGTGGAGCAGTTGGTAATCCATCGATGTGGATTAAGACTTCTTATAATACCCATGGTGGAGAATATTTTAACAACTTCACAAAGTCTGTAGAAGGGCAAGGTCTCCGTAAGAATTTTGCAGCAGTAGGTTACACGTATGATAAAGACCTAGACGCATTTATCCCACCAAGACCTTCCGAAGAAGCTACTCTAAATTTACAAACATGCTTATGGGAACTCCCAGAAGAACCAAAAAATAATTAAGGTAAACCATGGCACTTACAAAGGCATCATCTGGAGTTTTAACTCCAAACCCACAAACTAACTCAGTTGGCGTTGGAACTGCAGCTTCAGGCACTGCTGGTGAGATTAGAGCAACCAATCAGATCACTGCATTCTATTCTGATAAAAGATTGAAGACTGAAGTTGAACAGATTAAGAACGCTTTAGAAAAAATCGAACAGTTAACTGGAGTGGTTTATACACAGAACAAATTAGCTGAGAAGTTTGGTTATAACAACTATGAAGAACAGGTTGGTCTTTATGCTCAAGACGTAAAGAAAGTTCAACCTCAAGCCGTCAAACCTGCTCCATTTGATATTGCAGAAGACGGTTCTAGCAAGTCTGGTGAAAACTATATGACTGTTCAGTATGATCGTTTGATTCCATTAATCGTAGAAGCAATTAAAGAACTAAAAGAACGAGTTGATAAGTTAGGAGCATAAAATGTCCGTAACTTTAACTAATACTGGCATCACCTTCAGTGATGCTTCAGCACAAAACACTAAGGTAGATACTACCACAGACTCTGGTAGCCTCATCAAAATTGATACCTATACTTCTGGCACTTCCACTTGGTATAAACCAGCTGGTTGCAAGAAAGTTATGGTTCAAGTTTTAGGTGGTGGCGGTGGAGGCGCATATCATTGCGAGTCTGGCGGTGGCGGAGGATATGCCGAGAAAGTCATTGACGTCTCTGCTGTTAATGCAGTTTCTGTTACTGTTGGTGGTGGCGGTGGTAGTGTCGTTTACTACGCAGCTGGTGGCAATGGTGGTACTTCTTCGTTTGGTTCTTATGTTTCAGCCTCTGGTGGATACGGTGCCAACCAACACGTCGCTCATACTGGCGGACACGGTGGTTATGGTAGTAATGGAGATATTAACGTCTACGGTGGTACTGGTACTGGACATGGTTCTAGTGGTTCTAGAAGTGCTATCGGACGTGGAGGCGAAACATTTTTTGGTACTGGACACTCAGTATCTCACAATGCAAACTATGGTGCAGTTGGCTACTCTGCCCCAGGAGCAGGTGGCGCTGGTGGACCATCAAATGGTGGTTGGTATGGCTCATCTGGTGCAGCTGGCATCGTTGTAGTTTATTCATATACATAAGGTATGTATGGCAATAACATTTGGTAAATCAGAAATAACTATCCCACAAAAAGCTCTATGTGTTCATTTGGATGCAGGGAACCCTGCATCATATCCAGGAGCAGATGGTGGTGGAACAACTTGGTATGATCTAAGCGGTCTTAATAATAACTTTAAAGTAGATGCCCGTGCGTATAATCCATCTGGCGTTAAGTACATGGACTTTACTGGTCAGTATGGTTTAGCAAAATCAGCTAACCCAAACGATGTAGGTATTGTTGGTAAAGAACAAGGAAACGCAACTATTATTGTTTGGACACGTATTTTAAATAATACAACCAACTGGAGAACTCTAATTAGAGGTGCGACTAGTACCAGCGATCATCACATTATATGCGGTGGACCATCAACACCAGGGTGGTTGATTGGTATGTATGACAACCAAAACGGTTCTGGTTTTAATAGCACTGGTTATAGTCAACAAAGTTTACCCAACTATGGAACATCTAACTGGGTTATGATGATTTTCCGATTCGGGTCAAGCGCACCAACTCTTAGATTAAGTTTAAATGACACACCAGGAACTATTGTTGGTTCAAACAATTCCAACAACGCTGCATTTAAATATGGGTTTAATTCCCTCGGCGGTTATGGTAATAATAACGCCAACGCCAATCCATTAGATGGTGGTCAGTATTGGGGTGACATTGCTTGGTTTGCTTGTTGGAATAGACAACTAACGGACGCTGAGTGTTTACAAGTTTACAATGCAACAAGCCCTAGATTTCATGGAACTACTCAACAATATCAAGGTAAAGTTACATATCAAGATTCAACAGATCAAGTAAATACTGGCGGGTTGTCTAGAGGTGAAATTATTTCCATCACTTCATATGCATCTCCTGGGACATTTACTTGGACAAAACCAGAAGGTTGTACCAAAATTACAGTTAAGGTAACTGGTGGTGGTGGTGGAGCAGCTGGATATTGTGAATCTGGTGGTGGTGGTGGCTACGCTGAGAAAGAAATTGACGCAACAAACTTGACAACAGTTTCTGTCACAGTTGGCAGTGGTGGTAATAGTGTTGGATATTATACTGGTGCAGGTAATGGTGGAACTAGTTCTTTTGGTTCTTATGTTTCTGCTTCTGGCGGATACGGTGCCAACCAAAACTACAGTCACTCTGGTGGTGCTGGTGGTGTGGGTTCAGGTGGACAGATCAACTTATATGGTGGTGGTGGCACTGGACACGCCAATAGCCATGGCTACTACCCAGGAGGCACTGGAGGTGGCTCGTTCTGGGGTGGTTCTTCTGCCGTCCGAAGAGATACAACTTCTAATAAATTGTATACAGGCGCATGGGGTTCTGGTGGACCAGGTGGTCGCACTGATGATGGTGGCGGTGGTAGCACTGCATATGGTGAGAACGGTATCGTTGTAGTTTACGCTTATAAGTAATAATATGCCAGTACAACTTAAAAAATTAAACAATCTGAACTTGCTCGATTTGTCTACTTGGACAGTTGGGCAAAACACAGTTGCAAACTTTCCAATCAACGGCGCAATTGCAGAGAACAATAGAATCTATGACACTGGTCCATATGGTCAATCTGTTTTAGTTTGGGGCACATACCCAACTGGTGGTAGTGATGCCGATGGTGGTTGGGAAGGTACATACGTTATGATAGATAACACTAAAACATACAGATATTCTGTATGGGTTAGAAGAACATCTAGCACTAGCGCTGGTACTTTCTATATGGGGTGCCATTCTAATGGTTCTGGAGACGTATATGGTCTTCACGATGGCGCATCAAATACTAATCCATATTTTGATTATAGAAGCACAAGCTATTTTAGTCAAAACCAGTGGTATCTAGTTGTTGGTCACATCTTTCCGCATACTACTCCAACTGGCACTGCACCGCATAACGATACTGGTATTTGGACTAAAAAGGGTGGTAAGATTTTCGGCAATCAAGGAAATATTCCTTGGGATTGTAAATGGAGTCCTTCTGCAAATGCTGGTATGCACAGAACATACCACTATTACTGTGGTGATACAACAACACGCTTACAATTCTACTCTCCAAGGATAGAATTGGTTGACGGCAATCAACCAACTATTGAACACCTGTTAAACATAGATTTAACAAATCCATCAGTTCAACCAGAAGCTATTGTTTATAGCGACGGCACACCACAGGCTACTTCTGCAAACACCCCAACTAAAGATCACGGAGAGATTATCTCGATGTCATCTTATACTTCATCTGGAACATATACTTGGACCAGACCAACTAACTGCACTAAAGTTTTAGTTAAGGTTGTTGGTGGCGGTGGTGGAGCAGCTGGATATTGTGAATCTGGTGGTGCTGGTGGTTATGCAGAAAAGTTAATCAGCGTAGAGAACGTGAATAGCGTAACAGTAACAGTTGGCGGAGGTGGTAGCAACACAGGTTATTACGCAGCAGCTGGTAATGGTGGTACTTCTTCATTCGGTTCTTATGTTTCTGCTTCTGGTGGTTATGGTTCTAACCAGAACATCAGCCACACGGGTGGTTATGGTGGTGTGGGTTCAGGTGGCGATATTAACTTGTATGGTGGTGGTGGCACTGGACACAGTAACAGCATGTCCCATGGTGCAACTGCAAGAGGCGGTCGATCATATTTCGGCGGAGCTTCTGGTTTAAATAGAGCATCCTCTGGATCAACAGTTGGCACGGCGGCACCAGGCGTAGGTGGTCCAGGGGGGCGAACTAACGAGAACTGGGCTGGTGGTGTAGGAACTGCTGGAGCAGTATTTATTTGGGAGTATAGGTAAATGAAAAGAGCATTAATTAGTTTAATTGAAATTGGTAGAGTTTGTGAAGTTGTAGAACAAGGAAGAGAGTTCGAAACAACTTCTGATTTTAAATGGGTTGATTGCCCAGACGATGTTTTAACATCACATACATACGATGAAAGCACTAATACATTCACGCCACACAACCCTCTGGCGATCCCAGGGTTTGTTGAAGAAGGTTACAGAGTTGCTCGTCAGATCGCATATAAGAGCGTAGGTGAGCAAATGGATATGATGTTCAAAGAATTAGCCGCGACTGGAACTATTGCGCCAGATGGTCCTTGGGCTTCTCACGTCGCCCAAGTAAAAGCCACTATCCCGAAAGATGATCCAGCAGCAGTTATGGAATGGAATAAACAACACGCTGCAACTCTAGCTGCCGCTACTGTCGCTGCACCTGCACCAGTAACCGAACCAACTAGCCAAAATCTACCAACATAAATACATTATAACAATTTAGTGAGGTGAACGTTTTTATGAATAAATTCTCTAAGAGATTTTCTGTTGCGCATTTTGATAGATTTAGTGGTGAATATGAAGACTTCTATTATAGGGTCATGAAGAACGCTGATCCAGCGTACTTGGATAACATCCACGATGTTTATTTTGGTAAGTATTTTGAATATGAATACAAGGGTGAGGTTAAACGATGTGGTAACGCCATGGGTGTTCAAGCATCAGACGCCCAAGTAGATTATTTGTTTAAACTACAAGAAGAAACTGGTGTTGAAATATCTTTAACGTTCAACACAGTTGAAGTTCCAAACGAGGTTGTATTTGATCACGACATTCGCGCTAAGTTCGTTGAGTGGATTGGTTCATATTATGATAGAGGTTTAAGGTCTTGTACAATCAGCTCAGAGCATATTATGCGCACGGGTGAATTACAAGCTAGATGTCCAGACATGCGTTGGAAGTCTACTGTAAATCAGATTGTGGCAGACGCACAGCAACTAATTGACTATGCATACCTTGGTTATAATACAATTCTGCTAGACCGTTCTTTAAATAGAAACATTAAAGAGCTTCGCCGTATTCGCGAAGCTCAAAATTATCTAAACAGCAAAAACCCTCAAAAGAAACTACTAACATCTCTATTGGTGGCGGAGTCTTGCATCTATAGATGCCCGTTCAAGAAAGAACACGACGCTGTTGGTGAACATATCAGTACAGAATACTTTGCTGGACCAGCGAACCTTTCATGTAACGGATGGAGAGGTCTACAACAATTCGCAGAACTACCACGTTCAGGTATTGACTTGGTTGCCAACGACGCTACTATGTTTAACAAGTTCTTTGATTTAGTTGATATTTTTAAATACTCTGGTCGTTTGACAGTCCCAGCAACCAACTTAGAAGATACCGAACACCTAAAGGCAGTTTGGTTCTATAAGGGTGGCGACAGGTTTAAGCAGGTTATTAAGTTCGCAAACGAAACAGTTTATGCTGATAACTTTCAAGATATTGTTGAAAATAACTTAATGCCAATCCACGAATGGGTTCCAGGATGGGTTGATGTAAGGACTGTAAAGGGTGATTACACAAAAACCTTCAAAGGATACAACGGCATTTGGACAACTGAAGGTGGTAAAAAACTAGAGAAGTTGTTATCTTCTTGTAGAAACCAATGTTGGGATTGCCACGAGTGCGAGCGTACTTTTGGATTCCAAGACATTGACTCAGCATTACAAATAAGGAAAGAATTTAAATGATGAAAAACCAAATTAACTCTATCACGATTGTTGGCGGTGGAAGTTCTGGTTGGATGACAGCAGCAGCTATTTCTAAGCAACTCCCAGAAGTAAAATTAACATTGATTGAATCGCCAAACATTCCAATCATTGGAGTTGGAGAATCTACAATTGGTCATATTAATGAGTTCTTAAGTTTATTAGATCTCAAGGATGAGGATTGGATGCCTCACTGTAATGCAACTTATAAAACTTCTATCAAGTTCATTGACTTTAGAGAGAATCCAAAAGAAGAACCTCATAAGTTTCACTATCCATTTGGTATGTTTGATTTCACGGATAAACCAAGATCTATTATGGATTGGTTTATCAACAAGGTACACAACCCAGAAATTGACAATTCAAACTTTGCAGAGTTCTTTCATGATTCAATCTTGATGACTGATAAGAACAAGCTAACAAAGAATGAAGATGGAAAGGTTCGAGGTTTTGATTTTAGAACCGACACTGCGTACCACATGGACGCCACAAAGTTTGGTATATTCTTACGAGATAAACTATGCCTACCATCAGGTATGACACATATTCTCGATGATGTTACTGAGGTTAATAAAGACGAAAACGGTTACATTAAAACTATCTCCACAAAACAATCTGGTGATCTACACGCTGATTTGTTCATTGACTGTACTGGTTTTAAATCTTTATTATTAGAACAAGCGATGGGTGTAGAGTTTGTGTCTTTTCACGATACCCTAATGAACGATAGTGCTATCGCTACTATCATCCCTTATATCGACAAAGATAAAGAGATGGAAAACTACACAAGTTGTACAGCGATTGAAGCTGGATGGGTTTGGAATATTCCTCTATGGAATCGTATCGGCACTGGATATGTTTATTCTTCTAAGTTCGCCACTAAGGAAGAAGCCGAAGCGCAGTTTAGAAAACACTTAAAAAGCAACCGTATGATATTCCCAGACGCAGAACGTGCGGATACTTGCGAAGTGCGTCATATTAAAATCAAACATGGTGTTCATAAAAAGGCATGGGAAAAGAACGTTATCGGTGTTGGTTTGTCTAATGGCTTTATTGAACCGCTAGAGTCGACAGGGTTGATGTTAACTCATGAGTGTATCACAAAGATTATTAGCCTGTTGAAGATGAGAAATCGAAATGTAACACGCTTTGATGTTGACACTTTCAATTACGCTTTTTATGAACAGATCTTAGGGTTTAAGGAATTTATCTCCCAGCACTATGCGCTGTCGATGAGGAACGATACTCCATATTGGAAACATGTATCTGGTAATGTTGAGTATTCAAAGTCTATGACAGAATTTGTCCCAGCTATTCTAACATCAAACCAAGACTTGGCTTCTAGGTTGTTTAGGTCTAGAGTATTTGATAACTCTTCAATGAGCGGCATCATCTATATCGCAGCGGGTATGGGTTATAACCCAATAGATTCTGCTAAGATTAAATACCAGAACTTAAAATATATGGAAACTGTTGATGGACAGAAAGAAGTGTATTCTAACTGGCTCTTACATAAAGAAGAAGTATTAAAACATATCGAAACTCTTGAGACTCACTATAAATTCCTTGCAAGAACTATTCATAAAACGGAAGAAGCATAAATAATATATTAGCTAATAACCGAGAAGAATATGGCTGTCGCAACTAGAGAACAATTAAAACAATATGCGCTGCGAGCACTAGGTGCTCCAGTGCTAGAGATCAACGTGGACGATGTACAGTTAGAAGACCGTTTAGACGAAGCGTTAGATTACTGGAATTTATACCACTACGAGGGTGTAGAGCAGATGTATTTGAAGCACCGTATTCGTGCTTCTACTCTAAACCTTCAATCTAACAACGGTACAGACTTTGTGGTTGCTGAGGTTATCACTGGAGCTACTTCTGGCGCACAAGCCAAGGTTATTCTAGAATCTGGTAGTCAACCTGTCAACGGAAGTATCTATGTACGAAATGTAACTGGTACATTCGTTGCTGGAGAAACTATTACTGGTTCTTCTGGTCATACTGCTGTTCTTGCTGCAACCAATCCAGTCACTCTTGGCGAGTACGATCTAAAATACATTACAACACCAGACTACGTTTATGGTGTTACTAAAGTTTTAAATATTGGTCAAGCATCATCGTCTAAAAATATCTTTGACTTACAATACCAACTTCGCTTAAACGACTTATACGACCTTACTTCTACATCTATCGTATATTATAAAACAGTGATGTCACACTTGGCGATGCTTGACCTTGAATTAAACGGACACCCATTGTACCGTTTCAATCGTATGCAAAACCGTTTGTACCTTGATGTAAATTGGGAAACTGATATCATTATTGGCGACTACGTTTTATTACAAGGATACCGTGCTATTAACCCAGCAGACTTCGCTAAAGTATTTGGCGAGCCTTGGTTGAAACACTATGTAACTGCGCTATTTAAAAAGCAATGGGCAGTTAACATTAAGAAGTTCTCTGGTTTACAACTACCAGGTGGTGTTACTCTTGATGGTGATAAGCTATACGCTGAAGCTGTTAAAGAGATTGAAGATCTAGAAGACGAACTACGAACAAAATCAGCACCACTTGACTTCTTCTTGGGGTAATACATGGCAACTAATCCATACTTCACCCAAGGGACAACAAGAGAACAAGATCTCATCGAGGAGATCATCATTGAGTCTTTGAAGATCTACGGTAAAGACTTCTTATACATTCCTCGCACTCAGGTATCAACAGACCGTATCTTCGGCGAAGATCGTTTGAGTAAATTCGAGCACGCTTATCCAATTGAGATGTACTTTGATAACATTGAGAGTTTAGCGGGTCAGGGTGCTATGATTCAAAAGTTCGGTTTACTAATGGATCAGTCTGCAACTCTAACAGTTGCCCGTAAACGATGGACAGATTTAATCGGTGTGCACGGTACAACATATCTTCCAAACAGACCAAACGAAGGTGATTTGATTTATTACCCTTTAACTAAAGGTTTGTTTGAAATCAAGTTCGTTAAACACCAAGAGCCTTTTTATCAACTAGGTCGTTTGTATACTTACAAACTCGACGTTGAATTATATCAATACTCTTCTGAGAAAATTGATACAGGTATTGCTGATATTGATACGTTTGAAACTCTCAAGTCTTTCGACGTGGCAATCAACCCTCAAGTTGAAGACGCTACTGGTTTCGCAGACAACCAAACATTCAAAGATAAGGCTGTTTCTGAAAATGCGGTGTTCAATGAGAACAATCCATTTGGAGAAGTTTAATGTTAAATAATAGCGTATTTTATCACGGTATTGTTAGGAAATGTATTATCGGATTCGGTCGTCTGTTTTCTAACATCTATATTGACCGCAAAGAAGATGACCCAGTAAATGGTCCAACTGTTCAGAGATTACACGTTCCATTGTCTTATGCGCCGAAGGAAAAATGGTTAGTTCGTTTGGATGAAGATCCAACATTAGAGAACCACACGCTGACTTCTCTACCTAGAATGTCATTTGAAATTATCGCATACACTTACGATTCTTTGCGTAAGGTTAACCGTATGCAATATATGAAGAACGATGCCGCAGTTGCTAATGGCGATACATCTACATCTATTGTAAGAACTCCAGTCCCATACAACATTGATATGTCGTTGTACATCGTTACAAAGACACAAGAAGACGCCCTTCAGATTATCGAACAAATCCTTCCTTGGTTTACCCCAGAATATTCTATGACCATTAATGCCGTAGATGATATGGGTATTACTTTGGATGTGCCAGTTGTTCTGAACTCAGTTATTGTTTCTGACGAATTTGAAGGTACGTTCCAACAAAGACGTTTTGTTATTCACACTATTAACTTCCAAATGAAAGTTTCTATGTTTGGTCCAGTTTCTCAACAAGGTGTTATCCTTCAAGCTGATGCTGGTTTAGGTATTAATACTGCTCCAGCAACTCCAATCGACGCCACATATCGCGCAACTGGAGAGTTTGGTCCAAACGGCGAACAGATAATCACTTCTGATGGATGGATTAACGAACTCTAATAAATTATGGCTGAAATTTATAATAGTAATGCGAACTTAAAAGCTGCTGGTATTACCTTTCAATTTACTCCTGACCAAGTTCAGGAGTATGTTAAGTGCTCTCAAGACCCAATCTACTTCATTGAAAACTACTGTTACATCGTTACGCTTGACTATGGTTTAAAGTTATTCAAGTTATATGATTGTCAAAAGAAGAAGATTGACATCATTCATAATAACCGTCGTGTTATTCTAATGGAAGGTCGTCAGCAAGGTAAGACGACTTCTTCCGCAGCGTACATTCTCTGGTACACCCTATTCCAAGCTAACAAACAAGTGGCTATCTTGGCTAACAAAGCTGCAGCCGCACGTGAAGTTTTGGATCGTTATCAGACAATGTATGAACACTTACCTAAGTGGATGCAACAAGGTGTTACTGGTTGGAACAAGGGTGATATTGAACTAGAAAACGGCTCAAAAGTATTCACCGCTGCTACAGGTAAGTCTGGTATTCGTGGTAAGTCTGTTAACATGTTGTACGTTGACGAAGCTGCGATTATTCCAAACAACGTTGCCGAAGAATTCTTTACTGCGGTTTACCCAACTATTTCTGCTGGTCAAACTACTAAGATTCTTCTATCATCCACTCCACTGGGTTACAACCACTTCTGGCGTTTCTGGAACGATGCTGAGAACGACCGTAACGGATTCGTTCCGCTGTTTATCCCTTATTGGGAAATCCCAGGTCGCGACGCTGCGTGGGCTGAAGAACAAAAGCGTATGCTTGGTGAACTCAAGTTCAACCAAGAGGTTTTATGTAACTTCCTAGGTTCTAGTCTAACCCTAATCCGTGCCGACGTTATCGCTAAGATGACAGTTGATCAACCTATCCTAAGCAAGGATGGTTTAGACGTATTTGAGAGACCACAAAAGAACCACACATATTGTGGTGTTATTGATATTGCAGCTGGCGTTGAGGGCGACTCTTCAACTATCCAAATGATTGATATTACGGAAACACCATATCGAATCGTGGCTAAGTATAGACGAAATGATATTACACCATTGTTGTTCCCGTCAGTAATCTTCAAAGTAGCTTCTGAATACAACAACGCATTTATCCTGATTGAAACAAACGTTTCTGATCAGGTTGCTCAGATTATGCACCAAGAACTAGAATATGAGAATATTCTTATGGTTTCAAGAGCCAACGGTGTTCAGGCTATCGGTGGTGGTTTCGGTGGACAGAAGTCTCAGTTAGGTGTTAATACTGACAAACGTGTTAAGCGTATCGGATGCCATAACTTCAAAGCTATGGTTGAAGAAGATAAACTTCTTATCACAGACCCAGACACTATTTCTGAAATCTCTACATTTATTGAAAAACGTGGCTCTTATGAAGCTGACGAAGGGTATCATGATGACTTGGTTATGCCTTTAGTTCTGTTTGGTTGGCTGACAACTCAGTCTTATTTCAAAGAACTAAATAACATTAATATGCGCAAGATTATGTATGAAAAGCAAATTAAGGCTATCGAAGAAGATTTGACTCCATTTGGATTCTATGATGACGGTAAACCTGAAGCCGATCCTTTGAACTTTTGACTGAAAACAACTAAAAACTAAATAAATTCGTAGACAGTTTTTGTCTAGGCAATCATTATAAACAAGGAGAACAACAATGCCGTTTCAATTATCTCCAGGCGTTGCAGTCGTAGAAAAAGACTTTACTTCTATCGTTCCTGCCGTAGCAACCTCCATCGGTGCGTTTGCTGGTCAGTTCGACTGGGGTCCAGTTTTGGAGCCAATCACAATTACCTCAGAAGATGAGCTAGTTCGTCGTTTTGGTACACCAAACAACAATAACTTCCAGTCTTTCTTTACAGCTGCTAACTTCCTATCTTATTCTAATAACCTACTATTAGTTCGTCAACAAACTACTAACATGAAGAACGCTGTTGTTACTCCAACAGGATCTATTTCTTCAATTACAGTAGTTAATGCTGGTACTGGTTATGATTCATTAGGTTCTGCACCAAGCGTACAAGTTTTAACAGAAGGTTTAATTGCTACTGTTACTGTTACTAACCAAGGCGCAGGATACGTGTCAGACATTGACACATTCCCAACAGTAGAAATTAGCGACCCAACTGGTTCTGGTGCTATCTTAGAAGCAAACGTTTCTAATGGTAAGATTATGTCTATTGACATCATCGCCCCAGGAGCAGGGTATACAAACCCAACGCTTACTATCACTGGCGGACAAGGTGCTGGTGCAACTGCAACTGCAACTGTTAAAAACGTTCAAGAACCAGGTGGCGTTCAACCTGTGGTTCAAGCTGTTCTTTCTGGCGGCGCAATCACTGCTGTTAACTTATCTTCTGGTGGTACTGGTTATACTTCTGTGCCAACTGTTAGCATTATTGCAGCTCAAGGTGATACTGGTAATGGTGCAACTGCAACTGCAGTTCTTTCTGGATCTCCGATTACTGCCGTTAGCGTAACTTCTTCTGGTTCTAATTATAGCTCCCCAACTGTTAGTTTTACTGGTGGTGCTGGTTCTGGCGCTGCAGCAACTGCAGTTCTTTCTGGTCCAGTTTCTTCTATCACATTGATCAACGCAGGTTCTGGTTATACAACTGCTCCTACTATTTCCATCTCTGGTGGTGGTGGTACTGGCGCAACTGCTGTTGCAACAACAGACGGTAATGAGATTACTTCTATCTCTATCGTTTCTGGTGGTACTGGTTATACTTCTGAACCAACTGTTACAATTACAGGCGGCGGTGGTACTGGCGCAGTTGCTGACTCTGTTGTAGATTACAACGTGATCAAATCTATCACTATCACTGCTGGTGGTACTGGTTATACTTCTGCTCCAACTGTAACTATCACTGACTCTACTGGTTCTGGCGCAACTGCAACTGCAACTGTTGGTACTAGCTCTATTGCTTCTATCTCTATTGCTACTGGTGGTACTGGTTATAAAAATTTCCCAACTGTTACTATCTCTGGTGGTGGCGGTTCTGGAGCTGCTGTTGGTTCAGTTACTCTTGGTTCTTCTTCTATTACATCTTTTGTTGTAACAGAAGGTGGTACTGGTCTTTCTGGTGCACCATCAATTCTAATTGAAGATGCTGCTTCCGAAAATGGTGTAACTGCTATTGCTACTGCAAACATCACTACTGCTGGTGTTGCTATCCTTAACGGTCAATTCTACTCTGCTAACTTTATTAACGGTGGTGGTGTTACTGGTGAGTGGGCTGCTAAGTATCCAGGCAAACTAGGTAACTCCCTAAAAGTTTCTATGGCTGACCGCGACACTTATGCAACTTGGGCTTACAAAGATGAGTTCGACGCTGCTCCAGGAACATCTGAAGGTGCTGCGGTTATCGGTGGTTCTAACGATGAAATGCACATCATCGTTATTGACGAAAAGGGTTATATCTCTGGCGTTGAGAACGCTGTACTAGAAAAGTTCGCATTCGTATCTAAGGCTTCTGATAATAAGAAACCAGACGGTACAAACAACTACTACAAAGACGTTATCAACGGTCGCTCTGAGTGGTTGTGGTGGACTGATCACACTGATATGGTTGTTGGTGGTTATGAAGATAACAACTGGGGTACTGTAATGGCTGGAACTGCGTTCAAGTCTATGACTTCTCCTCTAACACAGTCTCTATCTGGTGGTATCGACGATAACTCTTCAACTGACGGTCAAAAGATGGCTGCATACGAGTTGTTCTCTAACGCTACTCTATATGACGTTAGCTTGATCATGATGGGTAAAGCAAATGCAACTGTTGTTAACTATGTTATCGACAACGTTGCTCTAACTCGTCTAGACGCTGTTGTATTCATCTCTCCAGAAGATGTTGAATCTGGCGAAGTTATTATTGGCGATGGCGCAGCTTCAGTCAACAAGATTATCGACTTCCGTAACGAATTGGGTTCTAACTCTTACTCTGTAATGGATTCTGGTTATAAGTACCAGTATGACCGCTACAATGACGTGTATCGTTGGGTTCCATTGAACGGTGACATCGCTGGTCTGTGTGCTCGTACTGACTACACTAACGATCCATGGTGGTCTCCAGGTGGTCTAAACCGTGGTCAGATCAAGAACGTTGTTCGCTTGTCTTGCAACCCTAACCAAACAATGCGCGATAACCTGTATCGTAACTCTGTTAACCCAGTTGTTACTTTCCCAGGTCAAGGTACTGTGTTGTTCGGTGATAAGACTCTATTGGCTAAACCAAGTGCTTTCGACCGTATCAACGTTCGTCGCTTGTTTATCGTTCTTGAGAAGTCTATCGCGACTGCTGCTAAGTATCAGTTGTTCGAATTTAACGATGCGTTCACTCGTGGTCAGTTCAAGAACCTAATTGAACCGTTCCTACGTGACGTACAAGGTCGTCGTGGTATTACCGACTTCCTAGTTAAGTGTGATGAGTCTAACAACAGTGGTGAAGTTATCGACCGTAACGAATTCGTTGCCGACATCTTCGTTAAACCAACTCGTTCTATCAACTTTATTACTCTTAACTTCGTGGCTGCTCGTTCTGCTATTGCCTTCAGCGAGCTAGGTGGCTAATAATAGATGAGGGGAAGAAATTCCCCTCGTTTATAACGAATAAATATAGGTAATAACAAGGAGATTTTAAATGGCAAATATTGCTGACTTTAAAGCCCAGATGATCGGTGGTGGTGCACGTCCGAACCAATTCAGAGTTGAGTTGACTTTCCCATCATTCGTTACTCTAGGTGTTATTGCTGGTCAAAGAGCACAGTTCCTATGCCGTGCTGCATCTTTACCTGCATCAACTATTGAAACAATTTCTATCCCGTATCGTGGTCGTCCAGTGAACTTCGCTGGCGAGCGTTCATTCCAACCTTGGACTGTTTCGATTTACAACGATACGACTTTCAACATCCGTAATGCTCTTGAGCAATGGCAATCTGGTATTCAACAATACAATACAACTAACGGTCGTACTAACCCTACTGACTACCAAGTTGACTTGTCTGTTCACCAGCTAGACCGTAACGGTGCAACTATCAAATCGTACAAGTTTACTGATGCGTTCCCAACTAACATTGGCGCTATCACTCTAGACTACGAACAACAAAACGCTATCGAACAATTCGACGTTGAATTTATCTACAACTTCTTCACTTCTAATGAAGGTGCTGGTGCTAACTTCGGTATTAACGTGGGTATCAATACACCAGTTGGTACTTTCCCAGTTTAATCTAGAAGGATAAGTATATAATGCAGCTTTTTGGCTTTGAAATCAAACGTGCGAAAGATGAGCAGGTTCTACCGATTCCTTCGGTAGTTCCTCCATCAAACCAAGACGGCTCCACCATAGTAAATACTGGCGTAAATGCTGGTGGATACTATGGCATGGTTGTCGACTTAGATGCATCCCTAAAAAACGAAAACGACCTTATTCGTCGTTACCGTGAGATTGCCCAATACACCGATTGTGATGCTGCTATTGAAGACATCATTAATGAGGCACTTATCTCTGATGAAACTAAACAACCTATCGAGATTATTCTTGATGACCTAAAGGTTTCATCAGGTATTAAAAATAAAATCACGGATGAGTTCTCTGAGGTTCTTAGACTATTAAAGTTTAACGATCGCGGGCACGAGATTTTCCGTCAATGGTATATTGATGGACGCTTGTATTACCAAGTATTGTTAGATGATTCTAATGTTAAGGCTGGTATTCAAGAATTACGTTTTATTGACCCCCGTAAGATCCGTAAAATTAAAAACATCAAGAAGGAGAAAACTCCTCAAGGTGTCGAAATTGTTAAGACAATGGAAGAGTTCTACCTTTACAACGATAAGGGTATGAGTGAGCAATCTACACAAGGTGTAAAACTTCCGTTGGATTCTGTGGTTCACTGTCCATCAGGCGTTATGGATATGAACTCTGGTATGACGCTTTCTCACTTACATAAAGCGATCAAACCAACTAACCAATTAAAGATGATCGAAGACTCTTTGGTTATCTATCGTATCTCCCGTGCGCCAGAACGTAGAATTTTCTACGTTGACGTTGGTAACTTACCAAAGCTAAAAGCTGAACAGTATGTTAACGACATCATGAACAAGTTCCGTAATAAGATTGTTTATGATGCAACTACTGGTGAAACTCGCGATGACCGTCGTCACCTATCAATGATGGAAGACTTCTGGATGCCTCGTCGTGAAGGTGGTAAGGGTACAGAAATTTCTACACTTCCTGGCGGTCAAAACCTTGGCGCCATTGAAGATATTGAATACTTCCAAAATAAACTTTATCACTCATTGAACGTACCTGTTAGCCGTATGCAACAGTCCGAAGGTTTCTCTATCGGGCGTTCAAATGAAATTACTCGTGATGAAGTTAAGTTCAACAAGTTCATCGTTAGACTTCGTAAGAAGTTCGCTGTGCTTTTCTTGGAAGCTCTAAAGGTTCAATTAGTTGCCAAGAACATTATCAATATCAGAGAGTGGGACGATATCCGTCATGGTATTCGTTTCGACTATCTAGAAGATAACCATTATTCTGAACTTAAAGACGCCGAGTTGTTAACACAACGTGTGACATTGTTGACTCAGATGGAACCATTTATTGGTCGTTTCTATTCCGACGAATGGATCAAGCGTAACTTATTACGCATGACTGACGATCAAATTGAGTTGATGGATAAGCAAATTAAAGCAAGTCTACAAACTAATATCACGTTCGCTCAGAACAAGGGTGACCAACAGTTGGCTCAACAACAGCCTACTATGGAATTTCAAGCGCAGCAACAACAAGCTCAAATGCAACAGCAAGCTGAACTGCAACAAGGTCAACAACCTGCTCCAGCTGCAGCACCAGCAGCTTCTGCTCAACAGAAGGCTTCTTCTGAAGCAAAGGCTCAAAAGTCTGCTGATAAGAGCGAAAAGCGTGCAGGTAAAACTACTGCTACTGGCGAACAAAAAAGCGGCAATTGGCCACAATAATACTGAAGGAAAATTATGTCTACAACATTAGAATTAATCAACGCTATCGCAAGCGGTAATGCAGTTGACACTGAAGGTGCTTTTAACGCAGCTATGGCAGAAAAGATTTCTGCAAAGCTAGATGATTTACGTGTTAACATTGCGCACAATATGTTTAACGCAGTTGCCCCGCAAGAAGAAACTACCGCAACCGATCAAGAGTAATATGCACTTTAAGCAATTCATTTCTACTATGCGACAGAAACACCAAGAGGAGCAGAACGCTTCTCTTGTTGAAGAAGTCACTAAAGAAATTTATGAAGAAATCCCAAACACTAAGGTGGCTGAGATCATCAAAGAGTATCACGAAGTAAAAGTTACTGATACGCTTATTGAATCATACTTGGAATTGGCTTCATCTAATATCTTTTCAGTAGATCCAGTTATCTGTGAATTGCGCAAGTACAACAAATTAGACCGTTTGGTCGAAGGTAAACTAAACTACACGTTGAATGATGGTACAGTCATTGCTATTAGCGAGTCAACGCAAGATTACCTAAATAACTTATTATGTAATCAAAACGAAATAATTGAGTACATGAGAGAGTCTAAACAGAACTTCTTATATGTACTTGAAAGAATCGGGGAATAACAAATGGCAATGACATTTACAACTGTCAAGAATACTAACCTAGAGACTGTGATTCACTTCACATCTTCTGCTGCTGAGTCAGGCACTATTACTATTGCTGATTTGGCTGCTGCTTCTCAAGCACGTAACTCTGATGCACCTAACGTTACAATCGTTAAGTGGAGTGTGCATGGAGAGCTTGGTTCTAAAGTAACTATCAATCGCAATAGCAAAATCGTTATTGCATGCGCTCCAGAGAATGCTCCATATATGGAAGCTAACTCTTGGGGTATTCCAATCAACAACGATGCTACTTACGATATCGTTGTAACTAACGGTGCAGCTAAAGACGTATCAGGTTTCTTGGTATTGCGTAAAGTTGCTGGTTGGTCAACTAAAGTTGAAACTGCTACTTATAGCGTTTATGATGATACAACTGCAGTAGGAAGCTAAAATGAAACTAATTAAAGAAGTATTCGACACAACTAATCTTATCGTTGAAGGTAAAAACGGTAAGAAGGATTACTTTATTGAAGGTATCTTCCTTCAATCAGCTCTAAAGAACCGCAACGGTCGTATGTATCCAGAACATGTTATGGATAGAGAAGTCGGTCGTTATATGCAAGAGTCAGTAAAAATGAATCGCGCATACGGTGAATTAGGTCACCCAGATACTCCAAGCATTAATCTTGACCGTGTATCCCACATGATCGTTGACCTTCGTAAAGAAGGTACTAACTACATTGGTCGCGCAAAGATTATGGAAACCCCAATGGGTAATATTGCACGTGGTCTACTAGACGGCGGAGCAAACCTTGGTGTTTCATCCAGAGCACTTGGTTCATTGAAAATGAACAATGAAGGTGTTAATGTGGTACAAGATGACTTCATGTTATCTACTGCCGCTGACATCGTTGCTGATCCATCTGCTCCAGACGCTTATGTCCGTGGTATCATGGAAAGCAAGGAGTGGGCTTTTGTGGATGGAAAATTTGTGGAAAGAGATATTGAGGAAGCTCAGAAGTTTATTCGCCGTGCATCAAGCAAGCAATTGCAAGAAGCTAAAGTAATAGCCTTCCAAAATTTCCTGAGTAAAATTAAATAATTTATAAATAATCTTATAGAACTATCCAGTTAGGAGAACAACCGATGTCAATCGAACAAAAAATCGCTGAACTTCTTGCTGAGTCTCGCAAGGCTCAGGAGATCCAAGAAGAAAAAGTTAAACCAGATGGCGCACAAGGTGGTAGCGATTCTACTACTCAAGGCGCACATGCTGCTGACAAATCTGGTAACCCATCTAAGGGTGACGCAGTTAAACCAACACATGCTGGTGAAAACCCAGACGTAGCACGTAACAACGTGACTGACGAAAAGCAAGCCGAAGTTTCTCACGAAGCTGGCGCTTTCAACCCAAAGAATGGTGACCGTACTTCTATCCGTCAAGGTGACGCAGTTAAGGCTGGCGTTAAAGAAGACATGGACGCTCTATTCACTGGCGAAGAACTAACAGAAGAATTTAAAGAGAAAGCTACTACAATCTTTGAAGCAGCCGTAATGGTTCGCGTTAAAGAAGAAGTTGCACGTCTCGAAGAAGAATTTGCAGCACAGCTACAAGAAGCTACTGCATCTCAAATTGAGGGTCTTGTTGAACAAGTTGATGGATACCTTGGCTATATTGCCGAGCAGTGGATTGCACAGAATGAATTAGCCCTTGAAAATGGCATTAAGTCCGAAATCGTTGAGAGCTTCATCACTGGTATGAAGGGTCTATTCGAAGAACATTATATTGATGTTCCAGAAGAGAAGTATGACGTACTAGGTGAGATGGAAGAAACTATTGCTTCTCTAGAAGCAAAGTTGAACGAGCAAGTAGAAACTAACGTTGCTTTAACTAAGCAATTGTCTGAGTCTGCTAAAGCTCAAATCGTAGCAGAAGCTGCTGAAGGTCTATCAGACGTTGAAGCAGAAAAGTTCCAAGGTCTAGTTGAAGAACTAACTTTTGAATCTGCTGATGCATTCGCAACTAAAGTAAAGACTTTACGTGAGAGCTATTTCACTAAACAAACTACTGAAGTTAAGTCAGTTGTAACTGACACTCCAGTCGAAACTCTAACTGAAGAGAAGAAAGTAGAAATCGACCCTTTGATGGCTCGCTACGTTTCTGCTCTAACTAAATAATCTTTTTATCTTAAAGGAAAATAGAAATGACAACTCGTCAACAACTAATGGAAAAATGGGCACCAGTCCTTAATCACGAAGGTGCACCAAAGATCGCTGATAACTACCGTAAGGAAGTTACTGCTGTTCTTCTAGAAAACCAAGAGCGCGAAATGCGCAAGCAAGCTGAAGCACTTTTCGAAACTGCTCCAACTAACTCTACTGGTGGCCAAATTGGCGTAGTAGGTTCTGGCGCTGGTATCGGTGGTGTTGCTGGTTTCGACCCAGTGTTGATCAGCTTGGTTCGCCGTGCTATGCCTCAACTTATCGCTTATGACATCGCTGGCGTTCAGCCAATGACTCAACCAACTGGCTTGATCTTCGCAATGAAGTCTCGCTATGGTTCTCCAAGCGGCAACGAAGCTCTATTCAACGAAGCTGATTCTGACTACTCTGGTACTGGTACTCACTCTACTACTCTAGACGGTGACACTCTAGCATCTCAAACTAACGGTACTGGTATGGCTACTACTGCTGCAGAACGTCTAGGTCAAGGTGGTTCTGGTGACGGTACTTTCGGTCAAATGGCATTCTCTATCGAGAAGACTTCTGTAACTGCAAAGACTCGTGCTTTGAAGGCAGAATACTCTATCGAACTAGCACAAGACATGAAGTCTGTGCATGGTTTGGACGCTGAAGGCGAATTGTCTAACATTTTGTCTGCAGAAATCTTGACTGAAATCAACCGTGAAGTTGTGCGTACTGTGTACCGCACTGCTAAGGTTGGTGCTCAAGTTGGTACTGCTACTGCTGGTACTTTCGACTTGGACGTTGACTCTAACGGTCGTTGGTCTGTTGAAAAGTTCAAGGGTCTATTGTTCCAAATCGAACGCGAAGCGAACGCTGTTGGTCAATTGACACGTCGTGGTCGCGCGAACTTCATCATCACTTCTGCTGACGTTGCGTCTGCATTGGCGATGGCTGGTGTTCTTGACTACACTCCTGCTTTGAACGGCAATAACAGCTTGAACGTAGATGACACTTCTACTACTTTCGCTGGTGTTCTAAACGGCAAGTACAAAGTTTATGTTGATCCATATGCAGCTAACATCTCTGCTAACCAATACTTCGTTTGCGGTTACAAGGGTACTTCTGCTTTCGACGCTGGCTTGTTCTACTGCCCATACGTTCCTCTACAAATGGTTCGTGCTGTTGATCCAAACAGCTTCCAACCAAAGATTGGCTTCAAGACTCGTTACGGTCTAGTTGCTAACCCATTCGTTAACTTGGATGACGGCACTTCTGGTCAAGACAACTTGACTTCTGATGCCAACTACTACTACCGTAAAGTTAAGGTTACTAACCTAATGTAATCGGCTAAGTCGGTTTTTAAAGAAGCCGACGTAGAAGCGGTACTTTCAGGGGAGCTTCGGCTCCCCTTTTTCATGGAGTATAAATACTAGTATGGCACTATCTGATTCTCTAAGACCAAATAATCTTAACCCGTTATCACCGAACGGATTTAACTTCAGCATCACAAAATTACCTGAGGTTTCTTTCTTCTGTCAACGTGTTACTATTCCATCAATCACCTTGGCTTCTATTGATAGAGCGACACCGTTCGTCAATACGCCAATCCCAGGTGAGATTATGTCATTCTCAGAATTGACTCTTCAGTTCTTGGTTGATGATAAGATGACAAACTATAAGTCTATCTTCAATTGGATGATTGCTTTAGGTTATCCAGAAGACAACGCACAATACTCAAATTATATGAACTCTCAACAGGGTACTATATACTCTGAGTTGGCTAGAAACTACTCTGATGCAACTGTATCAGTTTTAGATGCCCAAAACAACCCAACCAACTCGTTTAAGTTCTACGATATTTTCCCTGTCTCTTTAGACCCTGTACAGTTTGAAGCAACGGCGATGGACGTAAACTATGTGATTGGTTCTGCAACTTTTAAATACTCTTACTTTACAATCGACAATACTTAATTTCGCCGAAGGCGTGGAGATATTATGACACTTGATGAGATACAAAATGAATGGGAAAAAGACTCCGAGATTGATGATAACTATCTTGGTGAAACAACAATAGCTACTCCCAAGCTACACTCAAAATACTTGAAGTTATTGATTGGTGTAAAACTCAAATACACTAAACTTCAAGCAGACTACAACCAACTCCGCAAAAACAAATTCCGCTACTATCGAGGTGAACTCGGTAGAGAAGAATTGCAGCAGCTTGGTTGGAATCAATGGCAAGGTGTTAAACCTTTAAAGAACGAAATGGATGAGTTCTTACAAGGCGATACAGAACTATGTACGCTGAAGGTTCGCGCAGAATACCTTGAAACAATGATTTATCTTTTAGAATCTATCTTAGGACAGCTTAAAGCCAGAGACTGGCAAATTAAATCCGCCATTGAGTGGAAGAGATTCTTAGCTGGAATGTAATGTCTATACTATACGCTGAAAAATTAGACGAAGTCTATATGAGAGTTTTTGGCGATGCTTCTGTTGAAAAGGAGCTCGCTGATTTCTTCACATACGAATATCCAGGAGCTCGCTTCACTCCGCAATTCAAAGCACGTTTATGGGATGGTAAAGTTCGTTTGTACGATCACATCCGCAAGACGTTGTACATTGGATTGTATGAATACCTAGAGAAGTTTTGTGAACGTAATGGTTACGAACTACACACAAAGGGTAGAGTGTTTGGTGGCAGTGAAGATATCAGTATGGAAGTTGTCAAAGAGTTTACTGACTGGTTGAACTTAAGAGGTCGTGGTAACCCCATTGAAATTCGCGACTATCAACTTGAAGCTGTATACACTGCGTTAAACAAACAACGAACATTACTTCTATCTCCAACTGCGTCAGGTAAGTCGCTAATCATTTACAGCACAATGCGTTGGCACATTAACAACAAACGTAAGATCGTTTTGATTGTACCAACTACTTCTCTAGTTGAGCAAATGTATGCTGACTTTGAAGATTACTCTACCGCAAACGGGTTTGATGTTAAGAACCACTGTCAAAAATTATACAGCGGTTTCCCTAAAGAGTTTACCAAAGACGTTTTGATTACGACTTGGCAGTCTATCTACCTTCAACCTAAGTCGTGGTTCAAGCAGTTCGATGTTATCTTTGGTGACGAGGCTCACCAGTTTAAAGCGAAGTCGCTGACGACTATCATGGAAAAACTCGACACCGTTGAGCACCGTATTGGTACAACTGGTACGCTAGACAATAAGAAAATTCACCAGCTAGTTTTAGAAGGTGTGTTTGGTCCAGTTCACCGTGTAACCACTACCAAGGCTCTGATGGATTCAGGAAAATTATCTGCGCTAAATATAACGTGTCTGATAATGAAATATAGCGACGAGATTCGTAAAGAACGTAATAAGAACACGTACCAAGACGAAATGGACTTTCTTGTTGGCAATGAAAAGCGTAACAAGTTTATCCGCAATCTGGCAGTAAATTCTAAAGGTAACACGCTGGTTCTTTTTCAATACGTTGAAAAGCACGGCAAAGTTCTCTACGATCTTATCAAAGACAAGGTACATGAAGATCGAAAGGTATTCTTTGTATATGGCGGAACAGATACGAGTGATCGTGAGTCGATTCGACATATCACCGAGGGAGAAGAAGACGCTATCATTATTGCGTCGTATGGGACTTTCTCTACTGGTATCAATATACCTTCAATTGAGAATGTCATCTTTGCGTCACCTTCGAAGTCGAAAATAAGAAACCTGCAAAGTATTGGACGAGGTTTGCGTTTGAAAGATGGTAAGACATCTTGTAACCTCTACGATATTGCCGATGACCTTCATTGGAAGACATGGAAGAATCATACGCTGAATCATGCAGCTGAACGCTACAAGACGTATGTTGAAGAAGAATTTAAATTGAAAATGGTGGAAGTGAATTTATATGGATAAGAATTACGTTGTTGTAAAACTAATTTCTGGTGAAACGGTTATGGCAACCTTTGAGGGTGAAGACGACATGCATGTCAAGATAGATCACCCGATCCAAATTAGAACTCAAATTATCCCAGAGCTGGGAAGAGAATCAATATCGGCATCTCCACTATGCCAATTTTCTGATGCGACAACTTTTGTCTTTGAAAAGAGTCACATCGTTTACATTAAGAAGTTGCATAAGCAATTCATCCCTCATTACAACAACTTCCTGAAGTCATACGAGGAAGCCCTCATCCCAACCACTCGATCCGAGATACAAGAGAAGTTAAGCGAATACTTCGATGATGCAGATCACCTCACTTTAGAAGAGATCAACCAAAGAATCGAAATGCTTGAAGCTATCGCAGGAGGAGACGTCTCAGAAGAAGAACTAGACGTCATGCTTTCCGTTATGGAAGGTAATGATACTATACACTAGAGATCACTCATATCAAACCCGACATGGGTATTATCCTACGATGGCAAGTAAAAGGCAAGTATTTTTGACTATTGGAATCTTGTAACGTTTCAAGAAATAAAAACTTGCTTTACACAAATGTTTCAGCTATAATATGAACATGCCTCTATTTTAAAAGAGGAAATATATTTAATGGCACATTATGTAAACAACGCAGACTTTCTCGCTGCCCTTATTGCCCATAAGGAAAACGTAGAAAAAGCAAAAGAAGCTGGCTTACCAAAACCAATAATTCCCAACTACGTTGGCGACTGTATTCTCAAAATTGCTAATCACTTAGCATATAAACCCAACTTCATCAATTATTCTTATCGAGACGACATGGTACTTGATGGGATTGAAAACTGCATCCAATACTTGGACAACTTCAACCCTGACAAATCAAGCAACCCATTCGCATACTTCACCCAAATTATCTACTATGCCTTCCTTCGTAGGATTACGAAAGAGAAGAAGCAATCATACATTAAAGGTATGTTAATTCAGAACATGCCCTTTGAAGCCTTCGAGTTACAAGAAGGTGATGATGGTGAATACCATAACCAATACTTAGAGTTCATGCAACAGCATGGAACGTTTGATGATTCTTTTATTCAACGTAAAGAAAGTAAGAAGAAGAAATCTAAGACAAATACTTTGGATGAATTCATTGAAGACACTAACAACTATGGTGAGGAAGGTACGGAAGAATGAAGGTAGCAATTATCACAGACCAACACTTTGGCGCTCGCAACGATAGTATCGCATTCCTAGATTACTTTGAGAAGTTTTATAATGACGTCTTCTTTCCTACACTTGCTGAGCATAACATTGATACCGTTCTTGTTCTTGGTGACACCTTTGATCGTCGCAAGTATGTTAACTTCTACGCACTCCAAAGAGCGAAAGCGATGTTTTTTGATCGTCTTGCTAACGCAGGTATCACTGTTCATATGCTTGCTGGTAACCACGATACTTACTTCAAAAATACCAATGACGTAAACTCACCAGACTTGCTATTGCGCGAGTATGATAATATCAACGTGATTGATCACCCTGCTACAATCTACGTTGATGAAACCCCAATCTGTATGATGCCTTGGATTTGTCCAGAGAACTATAAAGACTCTATCGACACTATCAATGATACCAAAGCTGAAATCTGTATGGGTCACTTTGAAATCGCAGGCTTTGCAATGTATAGAGGTATGGAATCTCATGATGGACTTTCTAAAGAAACATTCGATAAGTTTGATATGGTTTTTAGCGGGCATTATCATCACAAGTCTGATGATGGGCATATCTACTACGTCGGAAACCCCTATGAACTTACTTGGCAAGACTACAACGATCCCCGAGGGTTTCACTTGTTTGATCTTGGAAGTAGAAAGCTCACCTTCATCCGAAATCCTTATAGTATGTTTGCCCGAGTCGAATATAACGATAAAGAGCAAGACCCTGTCGATCTAGATACATTAGACTTACAAGGTAAGTATGTTAAACTTGTAGTTGTCAACAAAACTGACTATTATAAATTTGACAAATTCGTTCAGAAGTTATATAATAAAGGCTGCCATGATATCAAAGTTGTGGAAGATATGTCTGAATTCCAAGAGGGTGAAATTGATGAGTCAATCAACCTTGAGGATACCTTATCAGTTCTTGGTCACTACGTTGACTCTATTGAAACTGATTTAGATAAAGAAAAGATTAAAACATATATGCGTGCTTTATATACTGAAGCCGTCAACGTTGAGGTTGTTTGATGATTGTATTTGAATCCATTGAATGGAAAAACTTTTTATCAACTGGTAATTCTGCCAACAAAGTTCTGCTAAACAAATCCACCACTACTCTTATCATTGGTAAGAACGGTGAAGGTAAGTCTACTATCTTAGACGCATTGTGCTTTGCTTTGTTTGGCAAACCCTTTAGAAATATTAACAAGGGTCAGCTAATTAACTCGATCAACGGTAAGAACTGCTTGGTTGAGATTCTATTCAGTGTACATGGTAAGTCATATAAAGTTATCCGTGGTATCAAACCTAACAAGTTTGAAATCTGGTGCGATGACGAACTCATCAACCAAGACGCTGCTGCTAAAGATTATCAAAAGGTTCTTGAGCAGCAAATTTTAAAGCTGAACTACAAAACCTTCACACAGGTTGTTATCTTAGGCTCAGCTTCTTTTGTTCCATTCATGCAGTTGTCTTCAGCACAACGTAGAGAAGTTATTGAGGACATTCTTGATATTCGTATCTTCTCTACCATGAATCAGTTATTGAAGGAGAAGGCTAGTGATACGAAGGCAGAAATTGCTAGGATCGAAACCGAGATTGCGAATGCAAAGACTAAAGTCGAAGCACAAAATGCAATTATTAAAACTATCTCGGATGCGAGGGCAGATAATATTAGATCCATCCAAGAGAAAATCGCAAGCAGCGCTAAAGAAGTTGAGCGAAATCAACTCGAGGTTGATGAGCTTATCGGACAAATTGGAAATCTTAAGAATCAGATTGAGGACAAGAAGAAAGTACAAGAAGATATCGAAAAGGCAAAGTCAATCAGAAGTAAGCTGCACAACAAGATTGAAACAGCAGAACACCATAAAGAATTTTTTACTTCACATGATGTATGCCCCTCTTGTGCTCAGGGTATCCCCCATGAACACAAAGAGTCAATCCTCAGCGATCTCAACGCAAAGGTTGATGATCAAAATTCTAAAGTTGCTGAACTCGAAACCGTTCTTGGGTCTCTCAATGAAAGACTATCTAACATTAACGAAGTGTTGGAC